ATAGTTTTGTACATTTACAAATTAATAAAGTATGTTTTAATGTTTAAGTTGCAATCATCGGAGGGGGTTTCTACCCCTTCCTCATTTTTTCCCTACACATTTTTAAACTAAAAAAAATAAACATGAAAAGATTATCACCACCAAAAAATCAAAAAGCATTTATCCTTCACACGCTTATTAACAAGAAGCACATCTCTGAGCAAGACATTCCAATGAATGGATTCAGAGCTAGGATATCAGAACTAATCAATGACCATGGAGTAGACATCCAATCAGAAATGGTATCATTTAAAAATACTTTTGGTCATTCCGGTAAGTACAAAAGAAGATTCATATCTAAAAAAGAAAAAGAAAAAGCAATTAAAATATACAACAAAATAAACTAAAATGAAGAACGTACTATTACAAATGTTAGCTGAATTCATAGCCACTAACTATGACAGTTTAAAGAAAGACTACAATGGATTGACTGACCAAGAGAAGGCAGCACATCCTTCCGCCATATTTTTTATTGGAGTCTTCGACAGAATCTTATCAGATCAACATGAAAAAAACTTAAAAGAAAATGAATCAAAAATCATTACTAGCGAGAGTACTATTATCACTCCGAAAATTATTGTTTAAACATGATTGGATACAAACCAGCTCCTATGTTAGTGCTAATAAGGGTTACGCACATGAGCAATACCATTGTAAATGCTGTGACTCTACTAAGCATATCATGAAATACTGGAACAGAAAACCAATCACCAAAATAATTAAACATCATGAAAAATAAATCATCGTTCTTTCTTATGGATGAACCAGACCGTATGGTATTTATTGCACAACTCTATCACTATATGTGGTATGATGAATCTTGCTTTAGAGAAGTGAGCAACTTGCTATCTACATGGAAAGTAAAAGACAAAGTGCCTCCTGCAAATCTATTCCCTCAAACTGAAACTGAAACCAATGAACATTAAAATTCAAAAAGAAACCAAAGTATATGACGGATCATCTTACTATTATATATATGTAGATGGGAAGTATATAACTGGAAGCTCATCTGAGCAGACCGCAAACTATATGTTTGATTCATTAATCAAATCTCATGGAGAACAAATAACTTTAGAAACAATTAGGGAAGAAAATATTTAATTTTTTATTCACAGTATATTCACTATATTTGCTGTCCAAAAACACAAACCATGAACCAAAAACAACTATCAAGCCTGCAAGTAATTTGCGTTGAAAACCTACAGAAGTCTCTGCTACCAATACTTTCACTTAAATTCTCTGAAGAATCTATTGAGTCTTTAAATGAGATAATAGAGCTAGCAGTTATTAACACATTTTACTCACAAGGAATTTCATTACCATCATCTTTAAATTAAACACATGAAAGAACTATTGAAAAGTTTAGCTGACTTTAATAAGCTATGTCCACCCATTAAGAAAGATTCTAATAACCCATTCTTTAAAAGTTCGTACGCTAAGTTAGATGCAATGCAAGTGCATATCAATCCATACTTACAGAAGGCAGGATTGGTAGTTACTCAAGTAAATGTTTCTATAGATGGAAACCCATTCGTTAAATCTACTGTATGGGAAGTTAAGTCAGGAGAAAGTATTGATTCTATTTTCCCAATAATAGTTGGCAAGAATACTTCTCAAGAGTACGGATCAGCCGTTTCCTACGCTAAAAGATATTCTCTAAGCGGATTGCTTAACCTAGTAATTGAAGATGAGCAGGATGACGATGGTAATGCTGCCTCACAGACTCCAAAGGCTGATGACAAACCTTGGCTCAATGAAAACACAGATCAGTTCAATTCGGTAAAGAAACATATGGCTGAAGGGTATACGCTTGAGCAAGTAAGACAAAAATATAATGTATCTAAAAAAGTTGCTGACCTTCTAAATAAATAACCATGACATTAAATGATTTAAACCAAAGACCACTAAGCTATTCTTCAATAAAAGAATTTGCTAAAAGTCCACGACACTATGTGAATTACCTAAACAAAGAACGTAAAGATACCCCTGAATTAATTTTTGGGGGTGCTTTGCACTCTATCCTTCTGACTCCGGACTTATTCAAAGAGCAGTATATTGTTAGCAGGAAGTTTGACTTAAGGAAGAAAGAAGACAAGGAAGAGTATGCTAAGATATTAAGTTTAGCCGAAACTACAGGGCAAAAGATTATTCAAGAGGATGTATTTGAAGAGCTGATTAATCTGACTGACTTTGTAAGAACTAATTCTGAATTCCAGAACATTATGTTTGATGCCAAGTCAATAGAGCAAAGAGAATCTCTAGAGTTATATGGCCTTCCATTTGTTAGGATTAAGGATATAGAAACTCCCTATGCTACTATTGATATCAAGACTGTACAGAGTGGCGCATTGGAGAATCTTAATAAGGATTTCTTCAACTACCAATACTATCTACAAGCAGCTATCTATGGAAACAATAACTACTTTAAGTTCTATGTGATTGAGAAGAATGATCCATACTACAATGGGCTGATAGATGTATCACAAGATTGGATGGACTACGGACTAGCTAAGTTAGAAACTTTATGTAAAGCATTCAACTATTGTCTTGAGCATCCTGAATCTTTCAATGAATCTTATGGATTCTGGTACAAGTACAATGACAAGAAACCAATTATCTCACTACCAAACTGGGCGAAATGAAAATAGATGATTTCAAATATAAATTAAAGGGTATTAAAAAAGTAATAGATAGAAGCAACATACATAGCAATAAGATTTCCTTAATGCTTGAAAGCCTTTCCATCCAATTAGGGATGGAGGGCAATGGATTAAATTATGTATCTGTCAATCCAATTACTGTGCTGACTATTGTAAAAGAACACTTTGGGGTTGATGTAAATGTCAAGACAAGAAAGAGAACGTATGCTAGGGCTAGAGAGGTAGCATCTTATTTACTTAAGAAGTATACTTTACTTACTCTAAAAGAAATAGCTGAACACATCGGATTGAAAGATCATACTTCTGCCCTATATCATATAAGAAAGGTAAGCGGATTTCTAGAGATAGATAAGGAATTTAAAACAATGATGGATGAATTAGAAAACAAATTAACCAATTACCATGACTACATCAATGCAGATAACACTATTCAAACACTTCAGCGAGATAGACAAACCGCTTTACTCGACAATAGAAGCAACCCTTAGAGGAATTAAAGAAGGTAAAGTTAAACAAGAGATAGAACAAATTAGAGCTAGTAAAGATGATGACGAAATTAAGAGGCTGAAGTTGCAGTTGCCTTGTGTATTGTTTGCAGGTAAGTTCGACATTCCATTAACCAAACATAAGGAAGACGGAACAATGTATAAGAGTTTCCGTAACGACACTTCGCTATCTATTCATTCTAGGTTTGTACCTTTCGACATAGATGATGTAGAAGATGTAGAGACTCTTAAGACTGACATGATGAAGGATGAATACATCTATGCAGTATGGAAGTCTCCTTCAGGAACTGGAGTTCATGGATTGATTAAGATTGCTGATGGTAATAAACATGAGCAGCATTACTCTTCCCTTATTAAAAGATATCCTCAGTTTGACACATCGGCTAGGAATCCATCAAGAGTACTATTCTTTTCTTATGATCCTAACTTACTTATCAATGAGAATAGTAAGACATTCTTTGAGGTACTTGAGGAAGAGAAGTTTGAAGGTATAGTGATGTCTCAGATTACTACCGACTATAAGAAGTTAGACATAGCAGCTAGGATGATTCGGTCTGCAGAGATGGGGACTAGGCACAATGCTGTTGTGAAGGCCTCCTATCTTGTTGGTGGATATATCGCAGGTGGATTGGCAGAAGAGGCCATAGCTAGAGAAGTACTCAAGCATGAGGTCTATAATAAGTTTGAAGGCAAGGATGTAGAGATTGAATACAAAGCAGTTGATGATGGGATTAGAGCAGGACAGTTCATGCCTATCAATGAGCTAGCAAAGTATCAACATGAGGTAATGCAAGAGGCAGGTATCATGGAAGAGGAGTTAAGTTTCCTTTCATCTAATATTAGTGACGAGGAATTCATCCGTAGATATAAGGCCGGTCTTATTCCAATGGGGTTGAACTTTGGTTATGATGACATGGATAAATACTTACTACTTAAAGAGGGTGAGTTCTATGCTACACTTAGTCACTCACATACCGGCAAGGCTCAGCCTTTATCAAGCAAGATACTTACTCCATTAGGATGGAAGCTGATGAAGGATATTAAAATAGGAGATTCTATATCTGGATTGGATGGCAAGATACAGTCTGTATTAGGTGTTTATCCTCAAGGTGTTAGAGATGTTTACAAGGTTACTATGTCAGATGGATCGTATGTTATGTGTGATAAAGAACATTTGTGGTCAGTCAATAAGTATAATTCTAGGCACTCTGGTAAGAAAGATTCAAATGGAATAAATAGATATGTATCAGATAAGTCGTTTGAAACTATCCCTCTATCAGAAATGATTGGCAAAGAAAAGTTGAAAGGTAAGCGCAAGAATGGATTAAATAACTTCATGCTGCCTTCAATATCAGCTATTCAATTTTCTGAATCCAATACTCCTATATGTCCTTATCTATTAGGTGTTATACTTGGAGACGGATGTATTACAACTAAAGATACTTTAAGAATATGTTCTGGAGATGATTCTTTAGTAGAGGATATTTCATCAAATGAATTTGTTGGTAATCATACATTAAGATACAGAGGCGGAAATACAAAAGGTATTTTTGATATAAGATTAAAGGCTGATATTATGAAGCCATTAATTGATCTTAGTCTATTTGGATGTAGAAGTAATAACAAATTTATCCCTGATTTATATCTGTATAATTCTATTAATACAAGAATAGAAATTCTTAAAGGGCTGATGGATACAGATGGAACAGTTGATAGATATGGTCTTATGTCTTATTGTACTGTGTCTGAACGATTAAAGGATGGAGTAGTTGAGATAGTTAATTCCCTTGGAGGTAGAGCATTAGTTAAACAGAGGATTAAAAATTATGTTTATAATGGAGAGAAAAAGCAAGGGCAACTGTCTTACAATATAAGTATTAAGCTGCCGTCAAGTATTGTACCATTCAGACTACAAAGGAAAATAGATAAGCTAAAGACTACTAGAGAAGAAACTGTATTTAAGTATATAGAAAAAATAGAATATTCTCACCAAGAGGAATGCCAATGTATAAAGGTTTCGAATAGTGATTGTCTTTATATTACCGACAATTACATTCCTACCCATAACACAACTGTTAATCTATGGCTGATATTCTTATCTGCTTTGAAGTATGATTGGGGATGGGTTATTTATACTGGAGAGAACAGAGTTTCCTCACTTAAGATGAAGATACTTGAGTTCTATATGGGAGTTAAGATTAAGGAGTCTGCAGAGGAACATATGCAGCAGGGTATTAAGTGGTTAAACGAAAGGTTTTTCTTTATTAATAACGATACCATGCATGTCTATAAAGATATCCTTAAATACGCTGAAAAGGTTTCTAAGTATCATTCTATCAAGGGAGTTCTGATAGACCCTATAAATGCCCTTAAAACGACTGACAAGGCATCTAAGTATGACTATGAGATGGAGATGTATACAGATATGCTTTTGTTTACTAAGCGAACTAACATATCACTCTTCATATCTATTCACACAAGGACTCAATCTCAGAGAGAAAGGGATAAGGATGGTAACCAATTAATGCCATATCCTGCTGATGCTGATGGAGGGGCAGTACTTTATAACAAGGCTGATATCTTTATCACTATGAATAGGAACATTCAGGATCCTAACAATTGGATGGTGACTGAGTTATATGTAAACAAGATGAGGAATAAGGAGACTGGCGGAGATGTTACCCCAAGGAATACTGCTATAAGAATAAGGATGCAGAAAGGATTGGAGTTTACAGATGACTATGGTTCTATACCATTCAAAAGAGATTACTTAAAAAACATTCCTAAACTAGTTTATCATACTCCTACTTCAGAAGATGTGGAGAGAGAGATAGACAATACCCCATTTTAATATGAAAAAACAAATAAAGATTAAAGACGGTTTAATTACTGCAAAAATAATAGATGCAGAGCTGGATGAAATTCAATGTATTTTTAATAATGATGGGTGTGTAGAATTAAATACCTATTCTGCAAACTATATTATTTTAACAGTTGATAACCTATTAAATTTAATTGATCTTATTGAAGAGGCTGAACTTAAATACTTAGAATTATGACAAGAGACTATTACATCCAGATAAGAGAGAAAGGAATATTCAATGAGCAGTTCGTTTACAAGGCCTATCAAGATACCCATAAGAATGAGATAGGGCATTCACAGTTCTTTACAGTACTTCAGTTAACTTTATTCAATAAGCAAAAGAGTTATGAGCAGCTAGTAAGTCACTTAGTTAAATACTATGATGAGAAGTTTAATGTCACTTTATTATCAGTTGGGGAAAAAATAATTAAGGTTTATTAAAAAATATAGTACATTTGCATATGGAGTGTTGCGTATTCCATTAAGAAACTTATTGGCCCAAAGAGGAGTAGATGACGCAACTATCTATAAATCTGAGGGCTTTTTATTTATGTCTAATAACTTAATTAAACGAACTAAAAGAAAAGACAACTTCACCATACTGATGAATGAAGTCTTTCAATCTAAATTACAAGCTGATAGCTTAGGTGTATTATGTTACATACTTTCTTTACCTGATGACTGGGTGTTACACAAGACACAACTTATGAAGCACTTTGCTATAGGAAGGGAAAAGATGGATCGAATATTTAAGCAGCTTGAAGCTAGTGGATTTATGTTAGCAATGGATATGATAAGAACTCAAGAAGGTAAATTCATAGGCAGAAGCTATATAGTTTATGACTCACCAGTGCAGGTTGAACCATTGACGGAAAAACCGTTGTCGGCTAAACCGTTAACGGCTAGGCATACAAGTAATAAGAACTTATCAGATAAAGAACTAATACTACAAAGAACTAATACTAAAAAGGCTGATGATAAAAAATCAGCTAGTCACGAAATGACTGAGAGAGAAAGGTGGGTTGCTGAAAGAACTATATCAGATATAGATGAACTTTTTAAATAACCAATTATGACAAACACTTATTCAAAACAATTCGCACATCAGTATGAGCAGATTTCTATACGGAGAAAGAAACTGTTCTTTATCAGCATTAAAAGAAAGTCTAAATGTTTAGAGATTAGAAGACAAGGTTATATAGGTACGCTGATATTTGGATATTCAATAATGCTTAAACTGTTTGGTAAAATCATACTATGATTAAAGATATTAAAAATCAATTCAAGGTAGCCTTCTATAATGTAGACCTACCATTAAAAGAAAGAATACAGAAACCAATTATATTTGACAGCGTTAGGGCAGCATCAGCTAAGACTAATCTATCTTACTCAGTTATTAAGTTAGCTATCAGTACTAAGAAAAGATTGTTCATTGAAAGACTGGATGGTACTTACGCATTAAGACACATTAAATAAAAACTTATGAAACAACAAACAGCAATAGAATGGTTGATAGAACAATGTCCAGGAATTACAGAAATTGTTCCTTGGGATATAATTGAACACTCCATACAAATGGAGAAGGAACAAATAATAAATGCTCATGGACTTAGGTATTCAGATATTACAAAAGAAACAGTAAATGGAAAAGAGTATTATAACAAAACTTATGAGAAATGAAAACAATAACCTTTGACTTTGACGACACCCTATCTAATGAATCTGTTCAGAAGTATGCTAAGAAACTAATAGATCAAGGACATCATGTGATGATAGTAACAAGTAGAATAGAGGACAAACTTAAACACTTGCACCCATTCAGCAAATCAAATGCTGATCTATATAGCGTAGCCAAAAAGTTAGGCATCAGCAAGTCAGATATTAAATTCACCAACAGACAGTCTAAATCTTTGAAACTACCTTCTTATAACTCATCTGTTCATTTAGAGAATGATACTAAAGAGCTGATGGATATAAGAGGTACTAAAGTAAAAGGTATAGATGTCACTCAGCCTGGTTGGCAAGAAAGGGCTGATAAAGCAATTAAATCATAAAAATATGCAAACAATCGTAAGAGAAGGTAAAAGTTACCTAGAAATTAAACAAGATAAAAACGGATTTGTAAAATGTCCATTTTGTCTAAAAAAACATCAGCATGGTAAAGTAAGTGGCCATAGGATAGCGCATTGTGATAACTCAGTATCAATGAGTGCTATTTCTATTGGAGGAGAATTTTATAAGAAAGAAGATGGTTATTTTGTTAATTCTATAAATTAAATCATAAAAACAAATAAATATGAAAGCAACAGGATTAAAATTAGTATGCGAATTAGCAAACGGAGACATCAACACTTGGCACACAACATTTGACAAAACAGTTGAGGAAATAATTAATGAAGTAAAACATGATAAAAACTGGTTTGGAGGAAAACTCTTAGAAGCCTATTTAGAGTTTGATAACAATGGTAAATACTATAAGGTTCACCTAGATGTTAAAGATTATGGATTTAATCAGTTGTTAGGTTCATGATGATAATTCGGAATATTTCCGACATAACCGACATTTAATGACGAAATCAGTAGTATTACTACGCATATTGTTGAAAAAGTAAACTGTATTTATACTGTGAGTATAAAAATGAGGAAAAAAGTAAACTAATATTTAAACTAATTTGCATGAATTTTTCTAATTTTTCATGCATAATTTTTTATATATGAGTCATTAAAGTTACAAAGTGAGGGTAAATTATTTAAAAACTTGTAACAAAGTGAGGGTAAACATATGACAGCAGAACAAGAAAAAGCACATCAGTTAGTAGAAATGTATAATGAGTTAGCTAAAGATTTTACAAAGGGAGTATCTATGAAAGAGTTTTCAAAGCAATGTGCATTGATAGCAATAGAAGAAGTGTTAAAATATTCTAAAGCACATGGATTTATTGGATTAACAGATGAATATTTAGAAATTAAAAAAGAAATAGAAAAGCTATGACACCTAAAAAAAAAGCATTACAGTTAGTAGAAAACATGGCATTTAATTGTAAGGAGTGTGATTATGAAATGAAAGCTAAACAATGTGCAATTATAGCAGTAGATGAAATATTGCAAATGGTTAAAAAAACTTTAACAGGATTTTTAGATAGTGATATTATAAGATATTGGAAACAAGTAAAAACTGAAATAGAAAAATTATGACAGCAATGAATGAAATGCTCCAATGGGTAAGAGCAACATTACCTATGGATTTAGATTGGCCTAGAATGATAGAGGATAAAATTGAATCACTCATTAAAAAAGAGAAACAGCAGATAATAAAATCTTGGGAAAAAGGATATTGCACTGGATGTGTTGTCGGCTCAAATGATTATACAAATGAAGATGAAAAAACCGATAATGGTAATTATTACTACAACCAAACTTATAACCAAAACAAATAAATATGGCTGATATATGTAAATGCTTGGGGCAAATAGGAGAATTAAATTGCCCTTATAAAGAGAAATGCTACAGATATACTGCAAAGGGTGATGAGTATGGTCAGAGTTACTTTATGGAGTTACCTTTGAAAGATGGTAAGTGCGACCATTATTGGGGAGAGAACGAAGATGACCTTTGGAATCAATCAAAAGAAAAGATATGATAATTCAAACAATACATGAAATATTAAATCCTTTTGATGTAGAAACACCATTAGGATATGGAGTAGCAATATTTATGATATCTGGATCTATCCATTCAAATCCTCAGTTTATTGTTAAACTATACGAAACAGGAGAAGTAAGAACGATAGATCAGAACGATATTAAAATATACGGTAATCCAACAGCAGGAGAAACATTAATACCTAAATAATATGAAAACACCAATGGAACTAGCATTATCTAGAATAGAATTAATGAAAGACATTAGTCCAGACAGTGTACATTGGCAGATGTTTAAGGATAATTACATATACCTGGAAAAGTTAATGATAATAGATAAACAAATAGAGCTGTATAATCAATTAAATACATTAGGCTTATTATTACCCAATTCAGTTGGTTTTGATTTAGAACAATTAAAAAGCAATTTATGAAAGAAATAACCTACAAAAAAAAGGAAATAGAGGTTACTAATCCTTACAATAAAGAACAAAAAGAATTCGTTATTGTTGAGTACAAAGAAGAAAGAAATCCGGTAGTATGGACATTTGGTGACATAGTAATTGAGCCTAATGTAGAGATATGTAGTTGGAGTTTACTAGATGAAGACCCTCCGACCTGGATGACAGATGAATTAGTTGAAGTAACATTTTATGACCAAAAAATAAATTAATGAAAAAAGTATTCGATGATCCTGCCATGCAAGAAAGATTTGAAAAAGCATTGGCCTTGTATGAAAGTGTAAGACTAGTAATATCAACTAAGGTAGATATGTCTAACCCAACAGAAGTAATTAAACAATTATCAGCTATTCAATCAGTACAAGCTAGTGCATCTCAAGCTAAAGCAATGTTCACTTACCTTACTGATAAGTTTACTGCTAGAAAACTTTCCGTATTAGATATGGAATCAAAGGGGGCTATGGAAAAGAAAGCCATACTTAACTCAGAGGTTGGAGATGTAAGCTTTTGGAATGAAGTGTGTGAGCTGAATATCAAGGAGCTACACTATCAGGTTGAGATGCTTAGGTCAGCCCTTAGTTACTGTAAATCAGAAATGCAAAATCTTAATAATTAAAAAAAAACAAAATGCAAAAAGAAAAGAAAATCTACTGCGGTAGTGGTAAAAAACAAAATGAAACTTGGTTTAAAGCTAGTTTAAACTTTGATGAAATTTCAAAGCATGTAGAAGAGTACATGGGTAAGAAGTATGTAAAGATTAATATCAACATTACAGAACCTGATAAGTATGGTAAGACAGTTTCACTTACCATTGATACATGGAAGCCTACAGAGAAGGCAAGTAATCAGCCTACTAACAGACCTGCTGTAAATGCGCCTGACATATCAAATTTACCCTTTTAGAATAATTAAGGCATCCTCTTCGGAGGGTGCTTTTAAATTTACATTATGAAAATATTAATAAGAATATTATTATTCCCATTTGTTGCTTCTCTATATCTTATATTCCATATGATTAATTATTTTAAAGCAATGTGGCTTTTTCTTAAGTACGGAGGGACATTAGAAATAAATGATAAAAAACTATGAAAAAATTCCCTTGCTCAGGCTGTGGTGCTTGCTGTAGAAGAGTAGATAAATTATCAGCCTCCTACGAGGGATTTAAAATACCCATCTTTGATAAAGACAGCATGTTTTATTTCCCTTATAAATGGGATGAAACTGGTAAATGTGAAATGCTGATAGATGGGAAATGCTCTGTCTATAACAACAGACCAAACATCTGTAGTGTAGAAAAAATGCGTAAGCTTTTAGGCGAACCTAAGAAGCAATTTTATAAGCAAAATATAGAATCTTGTAATCAAATAATGGATGAAGATAACATACCTTTGTCCTTCAGAATAAAACCATGATTGAAGTAATATACTCTATAGACTGCCACTATCCAGCTCATCCTAGTAAAGTTGATGGAATGGAACTACCAAAGAAAAAACAAAAGTTTAAACGGATAGAAATACCTGAATCGTTTTACGAAGTAGAATTTGATAACGAAGGCCAACCTATATATTCTCCTGAACAAATAGAATTTATTAAAGTAGAATGGAATAGAATAAACGAAGGATACTACTTTATGAATAACGGTATCCCTACATTTATAACAGGAGACCATTATTATTACCTTAATTATTGGACACTAGAATCAGGAGTTACTCCACAGTATAGAGATGCTGATAGAAAATGGTTTCTCTTCTACAACGAATGTAAAAACGATAAAGATATCCTAGGAATTGTTAGGGTAAAAAAACGTAGGGAAGGTGCTACTTCTCAGTCGTCTTGTATACTTACAAAATATGCTACAACAAATGAAAATACTCGGTGCGGTATTATATCAAAGACTGGTCGAGATGCTGAAGATTTATTTCAAAATATGGTTGTTTATGGATTTAGAACATTACCAATATTTATTCAGCCCAGGACAGATGGTACGGAAGATCCTAAAAAGAAAATGATTTTCGTAAAACAATCTAAAAAGAAGAAATCTAACACAACACTATATAACAGAAGAGAAGGACTTAACTCACTTATAGAATGGAGAAACACAGCCCTGAACTCTTTTGACTCAGGAAGATGGAGCATCCTTCTAATAGATGAAGCCTCTAAGTTCCCAACAGAAGTTCCTATTCAAGACTATTGGAACATAGCTAAAAAGACTTTAACAGAAGGGGCTAACAAAGTAGGATTCAGCTTAATGGTATCTACAGTTAACCCACCTAATAACGGAGGACAAGAGTTTAAAAATATATGGGATGAATCAGACCAAGCAAGGCATGGTAGAGGCACTCCTTCTAGGCTTGTACGGTACTTCTGTCCTGCTGATGAAGGTTATGCAGGATTCATTGATGAGTACGGATATAGCATGAAAGAAGAAGCTAGAGAACATATATTAAAAGAAAGGTCTATGTCTAAGCAAGACCAAGATATCAGAGACTATCCACTCAGCGAAATAGAAGCCTTTAAATTTAATGATGTAGACTGTCACTTTAATCTTGACAATATAGAGGCTCAAGAAACATTCTTAAAGAATAACAACATTCCTTTGAGAAGAGGTAAACTTTACATTGACGGTAACGACAAAGTGCAATTTTCAGACGACAGTAGTGGTAATTGGTGGTTCTATAAACTACCTAAGAAACCTAATAATTTCTTTATTAAGAATAACATTGTCTATCCTGCCTCGTCTGCTGAGTATGGAATTGGTTGTGATCCATTCAGGCACAGTATGATATCAGGTACAGGTTCAATGGCATCAGCTTTTGTAGGAGAGAAACTAGACCTAACAAACGTAGATGATACAGGACTTCCTATTGCCCATTATTATGGTAGGCCTAAAATGAAGACTATGCTTTGGAAGGAAATGCTAATGGGGGCTTTATACTTTGGTACTCCTGTTACAATAGAGTCGGATGCTGGTGATGATTATTATGATTATTTCAAAACAAATAACGAGCTAAAGCTTAACTGTCTACCAATGTTAGGCAAGAAGCCTGACGCAGTTATTGACTCCAATAGAAAAGCCAAGACTAACTATAACATTCGTGGTGTAAGTTCAGGTGATGCTTTTGCTCTAGGAAAACAGCTTGAATACTGTATCAATTATATAGAACATCATTGCCATAAAATATACTTTGCTAATCTATTAGAGGAGCTGAAAAGATACCGGCATGATAATAGAACTGAGTATGATACTAGTGTTTCATTTATGATAATGCTACTTACTTTGACCGGCCAAAACAAAGCCAATACAGTTACTAAAAGAACTAACCCATTATTAGAGACGTTTACTATTTCTAATTTTGAATAAAAAAACCTCCAATGTAGAAACACCGGAGGTAAACCAAAACACATGAAAACTTAAATCTTTTTACTTCGGTCGTATTCGTATAATGACATACCTAATTTTTCTACAAACTCTTCATCCCATTTTAATCTTTCCTTTCCCATAGAGTCTAACAACATATGAGCTAGCTCATGGTAATAGGTTTTATTTATCTCACTTGCTTTTAAACGCTTCTTTTTATTTACTGTACATAAAGTTATAACTTTCTCTGTAAAATCAGCCAATCCTAATGCTTTATGTTCTGCGCAATACTCGTTGTCAAACTCAATAATTATTCGTCTGCCACCTAACTTAAACTCTGACGGTATGGTAATTTTATTTGCCATCTAGTTCTCGTATCGCTGCTTTTAAATACAAAGATTTATCTAAACTCTCCTCGTATGCGTGTTGTAGCCAATCTCTTAAAGTAAGGTCTTCTCTGTCTACAGTAGTACCATACTTCTTTATACCAAGATTTTCTCTGTCAATCATATCCTTTATTACTGAATCTAATGTATTACTCATCTCAGAAAATATTAGTTAAACGGCAAACTTGCCCATGTTCTTTATGCATTATAAATCCTTCGATTGCTTTAGGTGCGTGCTGATAACCATTCTTTGCATGCCAACTATCAGTTCCACTTGCCGACCGTAAACTTTCTACACAAACACTTCCATAATCTTTACTGTTCTTATGGTGAATATGGTGGGTAAAGAAATACCTGTGCTTACTTTCGGACCAACCTTGAGCTGATTCTTGAGCCATCAATAAAGGTAAGTCTTGAACCTTAGCCCCATCTCCATGAGTAGTACCTATTAAATTAGAATAGTATTGAAAATATTTTCTATGTGCAGGTGTTACGTTAAATGTAACATTATCACACTTACTAAACCAACTAAAAAGAGTATCAGCTAAAAAGAATCCATTGGTATAATCGTGGTTAGACGGATCATACTGTACATGAACTGGGGCTATCTGCATAAGCGTTTCGATAACCTCTACATAGATTTGTTTAGCTATTGTAAATGCATCATACCACATTAAACAACTGTCTTGATAAGTTCCTGCTGTAGTAACACTTCTAGGTGTATCTACATGAAGGATATCATTACCAATAATTAAAAGAATCTTATCTATATCAAATCCTTTTGCTTTATTTAAAATACCGCTTACCCCTTCTCTTATTCTTTGAACAGCTATCTGTTCGTTATATTCTTCTCCTGTCTCTACAGCCTTACATAGTTTACCGATATGAATGTCGGCAGGGTCTATGACAAGCAAGTGACTATCTTTGTTTTTCTCATAAACAATTTCAGGGTACTGAGGAGAGTACTCTTTCATCTCTTCAACAATCTCATCTCTTACATCTAAATAATTCTTGTCTTTATTTTTAACAAACATTGAAATATGCTTGCTCTTGTGCCAGTAGTGTTTGACATCTGTAATAGGAATTCCATTTTCTTCACAATCTTTTAGAAGTGCCTTATGGTTACTTCTAATTTCTTTGATAAGCTCAAACTCGTCTAAGCTTAATCTTGATCTGAATTGTTTTGGCATTGTTTATGGTTTTTGGTTAAAAAGATTCCATTCTGCTTGTCTCCTTTTTGTTAGTCCTGGTAATACTTTACCCCCACCTTTATTCCATTTTAAAAATTCATCTTTTATTGTTGGGTCGCTTGGATTAATTAATAGCTTCTTTAATAAGGTTGACTTACCTAATGCGCCAATCCCAATATTATATGCAAAACAAACTAATGAATCAAACTGATTCTGTGTAATAACTTTCTTTCCAAGTAATTTAGAAACACCTAAAGCTTTATTATTTACTTCAGCTTCTAAAAGTCTATCTGCTGTAGGCTGACTAATCTTATCGCCTAAATTAAAAGGTTTCTTATTTTTATCTAATATACTACCCCAACCTATAGTGATTGGTAAGCCACCAGTACCTGGATCTACATAGGCTGATAACTTACATCCCTCAAATAATTTTATTAAATCATAACACCCTTTTGATGGAGTCATATATCTAATATTTTAATAAGTTTAATTAAATATGGTATAGAAAATCCTATTAACAATGCAATTAGCCAATAAATAACTTTATTCTTCCTTCCTACTTTACTAGTTAGCTCGTCGTTTGACTTCTGAATTGAAGTAGTAACCTCAGTAAGTGAATCTAGCCTAGCATTTAATATAGTTAACTTAGCTGTAGACTCAAGGAACTTTGTAACATAAACAGTCTTGTACTGTAATTTTACCTTTTTAAGTACAGTATTAAGTACAGTATCATGTACAGATATAGTATCACGCACAGGACAATCTACCAATAAGGTAGTATCGTAGTTAGATACGGATATATTCGTATCAATACGGATAACGTCGCATGGGAATGAATCCTGGGCGATTTTAGCCACTATCTGAGGATAATTAGCCAATGCCTTGTTTACGTCTTTAGTAGCCTTAAATTGGCTATAGCAGCCCCCTAATAAGAGAACTGCTATTAGACCTTTATAAACCTTTAACATCATGATCTTTAGAATATAATCCTAAAAGAACCACACCAATAGCAGCTACTAATTGTAAACCACTTTTTCCTGTAAAAGCACCTTGATTATAAGCTTCAACCAAAGCATCTACTATAAAAGGCACACCTGCAAGTAAACCTGCAATACTTGTTTTAAAGTTTTTCATCTTTATCATTTTTTAAAAGTTTGAAAATTGTATAAGCGATTGACAATATTAATAAAGTAATGCGCAAGTAGGCTTCTAAACTTGATAGAGAAACTGAAAGCGCAAAAGCATTTAAAACATATATCTTAGAGTCATGCCAATTCATAGCTTTATTTTTTAATTTGTTTAGGCTTATCTGCAATCAGCTCATATTTACTTAACGCTTCCAAAACATAATTAGAAGCTGTCTTGCTATCTAATTGCCTTTGGATGATAGTAATTACATTCTTAAAAGTAACTGTATCCATTTTAATAATTAAAGTATCAGATACTTGAGAAAATGCTGATGACATCGCTAATGCCAATGCTAATGTTGTTACTGTCTTTTTCATTGTTTTTTTCATTTGTTTTAATTTTGTTTTACTAAATAGTCATATAAAAATACAATGGCTTGATTGTCCAAACCTCTTGTATAAATTACAAAATCATCTTCATCAATACTGTTAAGACCTTCTATTTCATAGTCAGTCTCTGTCAAAACCTTTAATGAAGCTACGATTTTTTCCTGAATTTCAGGCGATTTGTCTGTCCAATCGTAGTATCCCATACCGTCTTTTTGACTTTGCTCTACTTCAAATACCTTAAATAGCTCAGTTTGTTCTTCTTGGAACTTCTTAGCAATCCCTTCCATTTTACGCATCAATCTGATACCAGAAAGAGTAGTAGAAGGATTTTTTAAGTCTTTGTCATTCTTGCATTTACCCATTAGGGTTAATACAGCATTCAATTCTGTAATTTTCATTTGATTTGATTTTTAGGTTATAATTATACGTTTGCTGGTTCAACTGGTTCAACTACTGGCTCTACAGGCTCTACTGGTGGAGTAGGAGGTGCAGGCGGTGTAGGAGGTGCAGGTGGAACATAGTTACCTGTAATGGTAAGATTTAATTGCTCAGGAGACGCAGCCCAAGTCCAAGCATACTCATCGTCATTACCCCATCCTTCATAAGCTTCTCCGCTCATTGTAAGATTACCTTGACTTACTTGTGCAAGACTGTCATCTAATAATGAATAGTAGAATGATGCTGATGATCCTAGAGTTCCACCTATTACATATAGGTTGAAAATTGTTGCTTGTACTGATTTTCCATTTACCCAAGTTTGGATTGGTGAAATTGTTTTCATTTTTTATTTGTTTATTTGTGATTGTAATTCTTTTATTTGTTGTTGTTGTTCTTTAATAGCTGCAACTAATACAGGCACTAATTCTTGATATCTAACACCTAAATATTCTATTTTGTCAGCTTGTTCTTGATTAGGTTTTGATGGCAATATATTTTTATCAATTATTTGTGGAAATACTTTTTCTACATCTTGTGCTATTAAACCTAAATTTTCTTTATTTGTAGAATCAGTTTTCCAGCTAAAATTAACTGCTCTTAAAGTCATTAATTTATCAACTGCACTATCAATATTTGAATTAATATTTTTTAATCTTGAATCAGAATTAGATGTCCAAGATGTACCATTTTTAGCCAAATAAACTCCACCTGTTCCATTTGATACATACACATTGCCTGTACCAGAAGCATTATCAATATAAGTATTTGATGCATCTGAATAAAAATAACTTCTAGCAGTTCCACCAACTTGCAATGCCAATAATGCATCACTTGCTCCACCTATAGTTAAATTTCCTCTATTAGCATTTGAATAAGAAGCTGTAGTAGTTCCTATTAATACATTTCCACCTGTTGTTATACGCATTCTTTCTGAACCACCTGCTTCAAATGCAAGTGGTGTATGACCTGTTCCTCCTGCTCCAAATTCTGTACCTATAACTCCTCTATTATTATCGTGATTTATAAAAGTAAAGTTTCCATTTCCTGTTGCATAAACATTAAAACCTGCATATGGAGTTGTACTATTAGATTTTAATGATACAATTCCATAAGCAGAAGAAGTCATTCCTATTGCTACTGCCCCACCACTTGTTATACGCATTCTTTCTGTAGCATTAATATTAAATGTAAAATGCCCACTTACACCATTGTCTCTACCTATTTCCCAATAATTGGTTAAACCTGCATCTGAAAATCTTAATGCTCCCCTTGTGTCTATTCCTCCACCAGCTAATTGCAATAAAGAACTTGGACTTGTAGTACCTATACCTACATTACCACCTGAACTTATAAAAACTTGGTTAGCTTCACTACCTCCTAAATATATTCCTCCTCCGTTACCATATAATGCTAAATATCCAGAACTTGCAGTTGTTTTATAGATAGAACTTGAAGTTGCAGTAATGTTTGTGCCTATGTTTACACTACTACTAAATGTAGCAGCACCTGTGGAGGCTAATCTTAATGCTACTGTTCCTGTTGTATAAGGGTCTCCACCATTTGTAGAAGATGGTTTAAATTCTAAATCTCCCCAATTTGTTCCATTTGTAAATATTGCCCAATTTCGTGCAGTTGATGTTGCAGTAGTTGTAGACATATTTATAATAGATGGATAACCATTATTATTTAATAAACTTAATGTAGCATTATTTGCACTATTTGTAAACCTTCCTGTACCTGCCACCTCAAACTTATATGTACCACTAGGGGTTACACCTACACCAATGTTTAATGATGCATCAGCAGTCAAACCTGCTGCTAAACGACCTAAATTCTGCGGTAATGACATATTAATTATTTTTATATTTCCAAGTGAAATTTTTATGTGTCTTTCTAGTTCCTCTACAACACTCGCCTATTTTACTACAAGCTCTTTTTCCAAATAATTCTTGTGCAGCAGTTGTAGCGCAATCCCATTCTCTTATAAATTCTCCATCTCTAGTCATTTGTATAACAGGATAAGCTTGAGCTAGTTTACTTTTTAATCTTGCCTCTGCACTACGAAAATTACCTTTTTTTGCTAATGACATCCTTTTTCTACCCTCTTCAGTAATTACCCATCCTCTTACACCATCTCCCCCATCAGTCATATTAACTAAAGTACCTGTACCTTTATTTACACGACCATAGGTGGCAATTAAATACTTTTCATAGTAATTGGCTACCCCCCAAGTTAAACCCTCAAATAATACCTCTACTTCAATTTTTGTAAGGTTATTTACACGAGTCCAATGATCGTTTCTTTTATGCGTTTGATATGCCCTTTTATAATTTGCAGACGAACCTATACCTACATAAAAGATACAATCTTTATCTAGTCTTTTATGGGTATAAACGTAAGCGTTATTTGTTGGGGTATATCTTCCCATATTATTTTTTTTCTAATGTTTCTATTCTTTTAATTAATGCTTCATTTTTAGCTGATAACTCTTGTACTGCTTTAACTAAAGCTGATGTTATAGCTTGATAATCTAAGCCTATAAATTTATCTTTACCTTCACCACTTTCTACATATGCTTGTGGGATAATATTTTTAACTTCTTGTGCAATAAAACCTAAATGCTTATCTGTAGAATCATTTTCAGATTTCATTCTATATAAAGTAGGCTTTAATTGTAATACTTCATTTAAACCTATTGTAGATAATTCAAAACCTTTCTTTTTACTACTATCCGATAAAGGTGTATAAACACCTGTTGATGGAGTTATAGAAGCTATATTTGCCCCAGCATTTCCATTATAAAAATAAACATTTGTATTACCTGCTGAATACCAACCATACCAATATGTAGCATTACTTCTGTCTTCCCAGAAATAACCTCCTTGTCCTCCTCCTGAATAGAATGTACCCTCTGCTTCAATAGTAGCACCAGCTAATCTTGCACTTTTGGTTGTTTTTCCTACTAATACATTACCTGATGGATTAATAACCATTCTTGTAGTTAGATTACCACCATTTGCTCTTGTGGTAAAATTTAATCCATAAGCATAATCTCCACTTGTAGCATTTAATTTATAAGTGTTAATTCCTGCTGCATCAACTAAACTTGTTCCTGTATATACACCTTGAAATATTACACCTCCACCATTACCTGCTGCAACTGAAGTATTATCAGCAATAGTCATACTATATCTTGCTTCTGAATTGCTTGTAGCAGTACCATTAAACGTAGCAGCACCTGTGGAGGCTAAAGTTAAACCACCTAAACTTCCTTTATTTCTAATTGTAAAACTTCTTGATGATGGATAATCAATAAATCCGTTTGATGTAGATGGACTTAAAAACAAATCTATTGTTTCAGCATTTGCACTATTTTTTATTGAAAAATCTAAAGTCCTTCCTGTACCATTAACATCTAATTTATATCCTGCATCTGAATTAGTTCCTACTAAAACGTTACCACCATTAGGATTTAAATATAAAGGATAATAAACACCTAAATTACCTACATCAGAAACTTGAATCCATTGACCATAATTACCTGCATAACTACCACCAAAAAACATTCCTACACCTCTATTATTAGTAAGATTAAGCATAGCATTTACAGGAGTAGTTCCACTTGAAGCAGGTGCATTTCCTGCTGTAATATCACCGATATAAGAATGTAATTTTCCTGTTGGACTTGTAGTACCTATACCTACATTACCACCACTTGGATTAATTACAAGATTTTTAGAAGACCTTGTAAAGTTCATAATTGAATATCCATTTGTTTCATTATAGATATTCATTACATCATTATAAGTACTAAAAGAAACTTTTAATGCACCTGTACCTGTATAGTCTGCAACAAAACCTGCTTGTGAAGAATTGGTATTTATAAAACCTAAATTTGTTTGTGCCGTTACACTACTACTAAATGTAGCAGCACCTGTGGAGGCTATAGTAAGTCTTCTACTGTTTCCACCTGTTGCAACTACAAAATCTGATTCACTTCTTACAATAAAATCACTATTAGCAGCACCACTTAATATCCCACTTCCATTACCAATATATCCTGCTAGTGTTGAAGTATTATAATAATATTCAGTCCATTCCGTTGAAGCATTTGTGCCTTTAATTATTAAAGGATTAGTCGCTCCTGTTGTTGTTAAAGTATTTGTAAACCTTCCTGTACCTGTAACATCAAATGTATAAGAAGTATTAGTATTTCCTATTCCTACATTTGTACCATTATCCCATATAAGACTATTACCTAATGTTGTACTTCCTGTAAACTTAGAAATGTAATTTGTTGTACCTGAACCACCAACACCTGCTCCTGTTATATAGGCTACAGCATTTACGATATCATTTGCAAAAGTAGCTGAACTTAATGTAAATGAAGTTCCATTGGTTGCTGTAAATTCTGAAGGAGCTAGTTTTGATCCATTGTAATAAACATCTAGTTGACCTACTGTGTATGCTATTGAAAATACTGTTTGACCTGCGGTAGCTGTGAATGTTTGTTCGTTTCTTGCAGCAGGAGAAGGGGCATAGTTTGGGATGTTTAATACATTAGCAAGCAATGTAGCAGGGCCACTTGTTCCTGTAGTAGTTAAACTTGTTATCCTATTTGTATAGGCTGTATTCCAATTCGCACTATTGTCTGTAATTGAAGTTCCCCAAGCGGATCCTGTTGAAACCGCAATTCCTGCACTTGGATAAATCATTGAAGTAATACTCCAGCTTCTATCAGCACTTAAATCGTAAGTCGTTCCGTTAATTGTAAGTGTTCTACTTGTAGGTACATAACTGCTTAATGCAGATGTTAAAGCTAATGTACCTGTTGCTGAAGGAAGGGTATAACTATAAGTTCCATTGCTTAATGTAGAATTAAATGTAGCTACTCCTGTAGTCTGTGTTGTTCCATTAAAATAACTTCCTCCGGTTACTTGCAAAGAACTCGTTCCGTTATCAATAGTATTATTACCAAGTAAAACCCTTGATGTTCCTGTTGGTACATATAAAGCAACTCCATTATAAGTTGCACCTGTATAACTATTAATTCTATAATTACCAGTTGCATCAGAACCTGTCTGAAAATACTTAGTTCCATTTTGAGAAAAAGTAACTATTGAAGAACTAGATGTAAGAGCATTTAAAGTTAAGTTAGCATTATAACTAGATGTTGCATTATAACTCAATGTACCTAGACCGTCATCTTGAAGTAAACTAATTCCTAGTGAATTTGATCCTGTAAATTTAGAAATATAGTTAGTAGTCCCTGATACAGTAGGAATTTCACTTGTTAAAGCAAGTGTACCTGTTGCACTAGGTAAAGTATATGTATAATTTGCATTCGATATTGTTGTACCGTTAACCACTAAATTACCACCTAACCAAGTTTGTGTAGTTGAACTGTTGCCAATCCAAGTTTTATTATTATCAGTTGCTGAAGTTCCTACTGATTGATATCCAATAAATATATTATTAGAACCTGTTGTATTATTATTTGCTCCTGTACCGTATCCTGCACTTACTCCAATTGCTGTATTATTATTTCCTGTAGAATTAAAAAGCGATCTATGACCTACACCTGTATTGCTAGACCCAGTATTCGAATAAAGAGATTGATAACCAACTGATGAGTTGGAATTACCTGTAATATTATAACCTAATGCTAAATACCCATTTGATGTATTTTCTATTCCTGTAGTGTTTGCTCCAAGCGATTGATAACCAGTTGCAGTATTGCTAGAACCAGTAGTATTTGAATTCAATGCCTGAAATCCGCTTGCCGTATTATAATCACCTGTAGTATTTTGAAAAAGAACTGAAGCCCCTATTCCTGTATTATAACCGCCTGAACTATTGTTTATAAGAGAGCTTGTACCTACTCCAGTATTATTAGATCCAGTATTATTGGCAATAAGAGATTGTGTACCAATTGCAGTATTACTATGACCTGATGAATTAATAGTAAGAGTTTGATAACCAACCGCTACGTTTGAGTATCCTGTAGTAGTAGATGATAAAGCAGTATAACCAACTGCTGTATTATAAATATTACCTCCAATACCAACTTTTAATCCATTTACTGTTAAATCATAAGCACCTAAGTTAACAGGCCCTGTAGCTCCTGTGTAAGGTACATATCCGCTTAAAGCACTACCATAATTAGGAATATTTAATGTAGCCCCTGTTAGTGTAGCAGCTCCACTTGATCCTGTGGTAGTTAATGTTAAAGCATTCTGTTTAGCGTTAATTCTATTAGAAAGAGAAACAGTATCAGTTGGTTTAATATATCTTGAGCCAATAGCGTCTGTAATAGATACATCATGCCATAAACTATCTACTCTACTGAATTGTAATAACGTGCTATCTAAAGGAACTGCTGCAATTTTCACATCGCTTAATTCGTCTAATTCAAATCCATTTCTAATTGCTACTTGAATAGTTCCAAAAGTAGGATGCGCCCTTGTAACTGTTCCAATGGCAACATAATGATTAGGGGCTGATGGTTTTACTAATGAATATCCTCCTGCAACTGTAGGACTTAAATATAAAGTCTGTCCATCAGTATATGTTGAAGTAGGTAAATTTAATCCAGTTAAAACACCAACTTGAACTACCACTCCTGGGGAATTGTCAGGGATGTCATTCTCAACTAATCCATAAGTAGAAGCTGATGCAGACTCCCTGTTAGCTTTAGATAATGCTATTGTTGGTAAATTACTTGAATGCGCGCCATTAATATAAACTACACTTCCTTTTAATATTGTTGCACCACTATTATTATATACGTTTGTAATTAATCTAGTTGCAGTTCCTTGTGTGCTTGCTCTTATAATGTAACTTGTCTGTGTAGTCCCTTTTATAAAAGATAAAGTAGAATCATTCGGCTGAGATACTGAAATTAAAAAAGCATTGGTTGTATCAATTTTCCTTAAATAAGGATTAAGCATGCTTGCAGTATCAGATATATTAAGTTTAGTATTAATGCGATTACTCAATGAAGTTGTATCAATAATTGCTTGACTAGACAATATACCACTAGCATCTGCAACAACCATACGAGTACCACTACCTGCTAGATTTGATACTATTACATCACCACCTGCTTTTAAAATTACTCTAGGTGGAGCTAAAGCTATGTTTGATTCATTAAAATTTAAATCATTATTAAAACTACTTATATCCCATAACTTATTAGAAGAAGATGTATTTTGAAATATTAATCCACCTGTAGAATTGGTAGTGTTCATTAAAATATTTCCGTTATAACTTCCTACCTGTAAAGCACCAAATGAACCTGCTGTAGTACTTACAGTAACCACATTTCCGTCATCTTTAATATTGCTATTGCCTATTTCTGTTGTTGAAGTAAACTTAGCTACTGTATTTATAGTACCTGTTCCTGTAATTGGATTTGTTAAAAGTCCTTGATACTGTGGTATATTTAAAGTAGCTCCTGTTAATGATGCAGGGCCACTATTACCTGTAGTCGTAAGACTTAATATATCTTGTTTTAAGTTTATTCTATTGCTCAAAGATGCTGTATCTAACTTCCTCAAATAAGGAGCTAACATACTAGCAGTATCTGTATATTTAACTCTAGCATTAATAGCAATCTGATATGGACTTAACATTGCTGCCGTATCTGAAATATTAAGCTTTAAGTTAATTCTGTTAGAAAGAGATGTAGTATCTGTGGTAGGAATTGTCCAAGACCTATTTGCGCTTAAATCATAAGTATCTCCGTTAATAGTTAACGTAGTAGCCTTGTCTGCTTTTAAATTAATTCTATTAGAAAGACTAGCCGTATCTACTTTACGCAAATATGGAGACAACATTGCTGCTGTATCACTTATATTAAGTTTTAAATTAATGCGATTAGATAATGAAGTAGTGTCTGTTGTTGGTATAGTCCATGTTCTATTAGCTGATAGGTCATATGTATCACCATTAATAGTAAGTGTAGTTGCTTTATCAGCCTTAAGATTAATCCTATTGCTTAATGAGGTAGTATCTAGCTTTCTTAAATAAGGAGAAAGCATTGAAGCTGTATCCGAGTATTTTACTCTTAAATTAATTCTATTGCTTAAAGAAGTGGTGTCTAAAACAACACCAACCTTATTCCATTTCTTTCCGTTATAAACCCAAAAAGATGTATCTGAAGCAGGGTTCTGCCAAAACACCAAAGCTGGTTGTCTTGGTAGCCAGTTAGTATCCTTGTTATTTACAAGTAACGCACTATCTACCCCTAAGAATTGATTAAACTTATACCATTTACCATTAAATAACTGAGGTACTCCTGTTGGACTTTGAGCATTAACTACACAAGCACATATTAAAAATATTGCAAATAAGATTATTTTCTTCATAATTATCCAAAATATACTACAGTTACTACTTGATTTACATTTAATGGAGCATTGAAACTTATCGTTCCAGTAGTCGAATTAAAGCTATATGAAAACTGTAATGGAAGGGTTGACTGAATTATAATACCATCTACCACAACAATTATTGTCTTATTAATGAAAGCTGTACTTGTATAAGTACTTTGTTGGTCTACTATAGGACTTCCTGGTGCGCCAACTACTACTTGAACCTGTCCTATTCCTGTTGATGGACTTGCAGGGGTTATAGGCTGCCCTACAATAACTCCATTTGCATTACCTGATATAACAGCAGCCTGAGCTATCCAATGGCCTATTAACGCATATAAATAGCCTACAACTTTGTCAAACTGATTAGTGCCTGCAAAGTATGGCTGATAATATCTAACAACATCAGCAACTATATTAATCATCTCCAACCTGTCGGTCTCGTCTACCCAGTTATAATACTTTTCTTTCTCGTACTCTTCAGCACCCAAATATAAAGATATATCTGAATATACTAATATCGTTGTTATTGTTGTATTGTTATACATTAAAACCGTATGTTAGTTTCTAAAATAATATTGTAAGCCCTGTCTAAAGCTGCCTGTGCAGAAAACTGATCTCCATATGTACCAGCGTTTTGTGCCGTAACTTTCTCCCTCTGTAACTGACGTAAACTATCAAAGAATACTTGGTCGTTAATTCTAGCAGGATTAGTAGCAGCAATTTGAGCTGCATTATAAATAGCTGCATTAGTATAACCAGTCATTGATACTACACTCTCAGAAGTATATACACTTCCTGATACAGGTGCAGAGCTAATTAGTTGTAATACAATGCGTAATGATAAATCTTTAGTAAATCCTGTAATAGTAATTTGATCCGTAGGATAGGTTGCAAATGAGAAATTTATATAATCTGTAGTACTATTTGCCGGAAATCTTACAGTTGTTCCGTCTACATTATATAAGTATAACCTTCTTGAGGTAAACGTACTCTTTGCTTCTGATGCATAGCTAGATGTATCAGTTATAATAAGTGAAGTTGAATCAGCACTTTGCTGAACCGTATACATTGCTACAAATGCCATAATCTGTTTTTTTTTACAAATATAGTAATTTATTATCGCATTGTAGGGCTTTTCATAACCCCACCACGCATTGATTTACCCTTTAAAAGACTTCCACCTGATGAGGTTCTTTTGCTTTTTGCAATATCAGTTCTCATACTTTTAAATGAATTTATAATATCAGCATCCCTAAGATTAGTCATTAAGGAAAAGGTCTGAATAATGCCTAGCCATTTATAAAAATTAGCCTCCTCTTCATTTAATTCTAAACCTTTTTCTTTTTGAATTGTAATACGAGTGTTGTCATAATCTAACTTTCCGCCTTTTTCTGTTATTTTTTGAAATGTATAAGAATTATCTGCAACACCAATATTACCAGCATCTATATTATTATAGGCATCAACAACCTCTCTTATAGGTATACCATAAGTTCCAAGATATGTAGCTGCAAATGCTACATTGTTTTGAATGTTTGATTTTCCTGGAACATCCTTATACCCTTTTTCAAAAAAAGGATCTTCTTTTAAATACTCTAAAAAATTACCTTCATCTTCCTTATCAATATCTGCACCCATTTTATATATTATATAATTCAATCCTAATATAATAGATTCTTCAATACCAGAAGAAAAACCACTAAATAAAAGGTCTTTTGTTACATTTGTATAGAATTTTCTTAGTGATTTTTTTAATTCAGGTATTGCTTCTTCTTTATCTTCTAAATTAAATATAGAGGCAATTAATGGTTTTAATATACCTTCTTTTAATCCCATACCTATTAAATATTGTTTTGCTCCTTGGAATGCTATTGTTTCAAGAGTAGTTCCTGCTAAGCTTCTAAAGGATTCTGCCTTTTGATTTAAATCTCCTAATGCTATATGTTTCAAATCTCCAATAGTCCTTGCTCTTGCATTTGTAGAAAATCCACTAAACGGATTAAATATAGTTTGAGCAATAGTTTTTACTACATCTCTATTTTGTTTTTGTAATAAAGAACCTAATTCTTTCTTGCTTGCAGCTTGTATAGATGCTGTTTTTTGTTCAGCATAAGATATTGCTTCTCTTCTTAAATCATCAATTTTAAGATGTTCTGTATCTAAATCTTTTGAACTTAAAGATACTCCATTATCTTTCATATATTGTATATAAAAAGATAGCCATGATCTATTAGCAACTTTTACGTCTGTACTTGTTAAAGATTTCATTGATATCTCTCCACCTCTTTTTCTAATATCAGTTACTTTACTTAATAATTCAAATTGATTATCTTTAAATTTAGATTTAGATAATATTTTTGCTTTCTGACCACCAGTAGTTAATGCAACCATTTCATTACCCCTTACACTAACTGTAGCCTCTTCTAATAATTTTAAATTTTTAATCTTATTATTAGAAAGCTTATATGTTTTTATTAATGCAATTGGATTTTGTAATAACACATTAAATAAAGGAGTTCTCTGTTTTATTGATTGAGAAATACTCGCTAAAGCAGTAATTGCTCCAACTTGTTTTACTGAACCAAGTAATCTAACCAACATTACTTTATTTAAATCATCATTTATCTGTTGTCCATTTTTTAATAAATCTAAAGATACTTTATAATCGTTAATTAGATTAGCTGCATTTTTTTCACCTCCTACTATTTCATAAAATTTTGCCCTTTCTTTTGAACCTTCTTTACCTGTTATTTTTTCATATAAACTAGCACCCACATAAGATTCTTGTTCTGAAATCATATTGCCATACTCTAAGGTTGTATTATATTGGTAATTAACTAAATCTACCATTCTATTTTCAGGCAATTTTCCAAATAAATATCTGTCTTCAGTTCTACCTGTATAATATGATTGCAACCCTGCTGAAGCTTTTTTTGTATCACTTTCTATTGATGTTATTGGGTCTATTTTAATATAAAACTTAGGGGTATACCATGGTCTTTCATCTGCATTAAAAGCTTTGTTTTTAGCTGATAATGAAAACTCCTGATATGCTTTTGAATTAGACTTGTATTCGTCTATAAAAAATTGAGATGCTTTTACTTGTGCGTCATATAATCTAGCATAATTATCCATAAACTCTTTATGGGTATTAAATTCCTCTAGATTTTCCTTGTAAATTAAATCTAAAAACTGACCTGATTCTTGTTTCTCTTTATCTGCCATTTTTAACATAGCATCAATAGTAAGACGTATTTGTTTTTTATTTTCTAAAAAATCTGCGTCTTCTTTTCCAACTCTTACATCTACTGCATTTGAATATACTGCAATAATCATATTATTTTCAGTAGTATCTTTTAGTTTATTTTTTTTATTTAATAATCTATATCTATCCGCCATTCCTTTGTCGCTATATATAGCATATTCTCCCTTTGTAAATCCGCCAACAACTTGGTCAAATCCCATATAAGCCCTAAATATTGATGCACTCCTGTCACTTCCAAATACACCTTTTATTGACAATGCTGTTGGGAAATACATTTTAGCAGCTATACCCAATGTAAACTTCTTTACATTCTTTAACTTATCTAATAATATATTAGAATTCTTTACTGCTTTTACAGCAACATAAGCATTCGTTACATTTGCAATAGAATTGTTTTCTATAGAATTATTTACAGTTTTAATTACTTCTGATAAATCTTCGTCATTTAATTTGCTTAAATCAAAGTCAGCAATTTCTTGTAAATATTTAAAATTAGTTACTCCAATTGCAGTCTCAAATTCAGGGCTTTCTAATTTTATTTTTAATTCATTAGAAGTATTAGTACCAACTGTTTCTAATAATTTACGTAACTCTTTTTTCTTTTCTTCTGATAATGTCTTTAAGAATTCTTTTTTATCTTCTATACTTATAAATTCATCTAGTATAGCTATTTGCTCATCTGTTAATCCTCTAGTGCTGAATTCTGCCTTTTGCTTAGGTATAACATCTTTAATAATAGATCCTTCTAAAGAAGTCATTATCTTATCTGCTTCAGCTATATTAAATTTAACACTTTTGAATATAGATTTACTGTCTTTTAATTTCTGTGCTAACTCTTTAAAAATTGCAACATCTGAAGGATTTAATTTACTTAAATTTATTGCTTTCATTCTAGATACCACATTAGCAGCATCTCCAAATTCAGGCTTTAATTTTGATTGTAATGACTCTGCATCATCTAAATCTTTTGCATAATTTTCTTTCTGAATAACATTATCAACATATTTTTTAAAATCTGCAAAATTAATTTCACTTGTTCCTATATTAGCAGCTCTTCTTATTATAGCTTTTATTTGAGTATCGCTAATTCTTCCCTTTAAATTTTGGCTTGTTTTTAAATATTCACTTACTCTAGCAACAAATTCTTTTTGAAAACTTTTTTGTTCTTTAATCCCCTCTTTTCTACCGGCTATCTTACCTGCTATTTCTGCTGCTAATTTACCTTCTGCCTCTTTAAATCTAACTTCATACCCAAGCTCATTAATCCTATCTTGTAACTCCTGTTTAGTTATTTCTCCTTTACTTAATTTCTCATTTAACTTCGTTATTTCTGCTGCCATCACTTTACCTTGAGCCATCTCACCAGCTAATGTGCCTTCTGCAACACCTTGAGCATAACCTAATTCTGCTTGAGGTTTAATTCTTGAAGATTTAAATATATCATCAATAGACTTGCTTACAGATTTTTTAGTAAATGTTTTGCTCCCTGTATCAAACATAGACATAGCTTCATCAATAGATGGCATATCACCCTTTCTATGAAAAGCTATTTCGGCTAAATCGTTTGCTGTAGATTCATCCACATTAAGCCCTGCTTGTATATTTTTCACAAGAGAACTCCATGACTCCATGCTTTTATTAGGACAAATCATAATTGTTAGATTTTTTTAATAGTATCTTTTTTTCTTATATCCATTTCAATAATTTTCCCTTTTGCTTTAACCATATCCTGGTCTTTCAATGCGGAATTAATTCTGTCTTTAGATATTTTTATTCGTACTTTAACTGGCTTTACCATTATTTACCTTTTGCAGCCCTAATAGCAATAGCAATAATTTGTTCTCTACTACGCTTCTTAGTGCCTTTGTGAGTTAATTCACTAATATTTTTGCTGATTACTTTATTAACGTCTGCCTTTTTTTTAGCTTTAAGTAATGGCATATTAACACATTTTATTTTTTTTAGGCTTAGATGCCTTTACTGTACTTTTTACTGTTGCTTTTACTGTTGATTTTTTCCCTTTCATAATATATATTTTACAAATTTAAGATAAATTAACTTTATTGACACCCTTTTCTAAGTACAAAGTCTTCATATGTTTCTCCATATTGATGTCTTGCTTCTGCTTTAAATAATTCCTCTACTTTCTTCTTTCCACCTAGCTTTGTTTCTACTTCTTTTATAACAACCTCTTGTTCTGGTTTATAAGATATTCCTTGTTCTTCTTTTGTAGATATAACAACTGGCTCTACCATTTCAATAGGTTTGGTTTCTATAGGCTTTTCGCTTACAACTGTTCCTTCCTGTAGTAATGGAGTAATTAACTTGTCATATCTATTATAAACTTCATCAAATACTTTTATATCCTCTTCATTAGTTAGTTTAGTTCTATCTACTTTGCCATCTACTCTGTATTGTTCTGCATTAGGTATTTTAGAATCAAGTTCAGCTTGTTCCTCTGCTCTTAATTGTTCTACTGTTTTTACTTCTTGTGGAATCAAAGACTCCTCTGCTACTTTTTCAACAGGCTGTACAACAGCAGGTTCTTCTACAATAGCTTCTACCTCTTTATTTCTAGCTATATTATTAATCTCTTCATTTATCTCAACAGCCCTTCCTTTTAATGCTTCTATTTCAGCCATCATTTGTGGTTGAAAAGCCTCATCAACTTTCTTTAATGTTTCAACCTTAGATTCAATATCACTAATAATACCTGTACGTTCTTTTATTTTTGCTGCTATTTTCTTTCTATTTTCAGAAAACTCTGGTATAGTAGAATAAATATTTGAATATTCATCTATTAACCCATTTATTTTTTCAGCATCTACATCACTAATTGACCCATTATTTACTTCTAATAGTAAATCAGATTTTATTTTATTTATATCTTCAATGCTTTTTGCATTTGATACCTTATCTGATATATAATTATCAATTTTATTCATATTTGATACAACACTTCCAATAGCAACACCACCTAATGCTTCTTGACCAGCTGATTTTAAAACTCTTCCTGCTGATTCTCCAAATGATTCATAGTCAAAAACTTTCTTATCAGTAGACAAGTTAGTTATTTTTTCTCCTGTTATAGCTGTTATTTCTTGTAATCCACCAGTAACACCTTCAACTAATGCTGCACTTGCAATTTTACCGCCCTTTTCTACTATTTGGTCTTTTAATGAAACTATTTGAGTATTCAATGCTTTCTCAAACATTTCTGATGTTATTTCTTTAGGTGCTTTCTCAATCAATTCATTTATTGTTTTAATTGATAAAGATTGTGCTACTTTACTTGAATTATTACCAAGTACTTTTTCCAATCCAAATTTTTCAAGCAATGCCATTGCTGTTCCAGTTCCTGTAGCAAATATAGTCTTAGTACTTTCAGGCAAATTCTTACCTACATCTGTATTATTAATTGATTCTAATTGAGATTCAAAGCCTTGAGAAAATAAAACTGCTGCTCTTGCAGGTGCAGGAGTTAATATTGCAGGTACAGTTTCAGCTAAACCCCCTATTGTTCCTGTTACAAATCCCTCATTGTATTTATTTTCTTTTTCAAGAGAAACATTTGCCCCTAAATTATCTTTTATTGTTTTATTTACTAATGGTAATACATTATTTCTATATTCTTTTAATACCTCTTCTTTAGTTCCACCACCTCTTAATGTTTCTGAACTAGTCAAAGCATTAAATATAAAATCAGCAGGTGCAGTTATTGCTTTCCCAATACCACCTAATAATTTATTATATATAAATCCATATATATTATTTGTTCCAGATTCTCTTATTTCCTGAACTAATCCAGGAATCGTATATAATCCTAATCCTGATGATTCTTTTTCTTTCTCTTTTTCTTCTGGAATTATTTTAACAGGAACTATTGGAACTAACTGCTGAGGAACAAACAAAGGTTTTCCTAATTCAGCTAATCCTAATCCAAACTCTGTTGTTGGATCAGATTTTACATATTTTTTTTCAGGTGCTTTTGGAAAATATTGTTGTTGAAAATCACTTTCAGATTTAGTATATAATTTCTTTTCTGATAATCCTCCCCATAATTTATTTATTTTATCTGGGCTACTAAAGTTTTTTTCAAATTCTTCAAATGATTTAGTGTATAATTTTTTTTTTGATAATCCTTCCCATAATTTCTTTGATGGAGGGTCTACTATATTAGATGACTCTACAACGGCTTCTTGCGGTGCTTCAATATTTGTTGGCACGACACTATTATCTATATTTTCTGTAGTTGTAATGTTTTCCATACTTTATAATTCATCAAATTCACCAGCTTCACTACTTTGTTTTTTACTAGAAATTTCTTTACTTAATGATTTTAAAACTACCTTCTCTGCTTTTGGCCCAAATGCAGATTTGTTATTTATTATAAATCTATTTTTTCCTGACTTATCTAATATGTATGATTCAACTATCGTTTTTCCTGATGCGTCTTTACCTTCAGTTAAAATTAAACCATTTTCTAAATTAACTTTAGGTATTTTTAATTTTTTAGAAAGTTCATCAATTGGCATTCTTTTAATTTCATCATACTTTTTAAGTTTTTCACTAGGAGATAAATTTTCAGTTTTTATACCAGTTTTTTCTAACATGGATGAATATGCTCTTTCATTACCACTAATAGGCATATTAGGTAAAAAATATGAATTTTTAAAACCATTTGGTAAAAGATCTAGTTGATCCTGAGCTGATTTTACATCTTTTTTATCAGCACTAAAAAGTATTGAACCTAATGAATTTAAAGCTGATTCATCAACTTCTACTTCTTTAGGTTTAATTGATTGTGTGTATCTAGCCATCTCTTTTCTATCCTTCATACTTTGCTCACGCTTTCTTTGTTCTCTTGCTTCTTTTATATCACTTGGACTTCCGGTAAATCTTTCAACATTAGATTCAATTACTTTAGGTTGATTTTCAACTAATTTCTTCATAGTTAAATATATAGCTAAATCTGCATTTGTATATCCTGTAGGTCTAGGTATACTTGGGAGTCTTCCTCCTGAAACAGGATCTAATATAAAAGCTTCTTTATCACCTATTTTATAATTCTTATAATCTTCTATTGATTTTGAAAAAAGATTTTGGTATTCATTATTTACTTTATCTATTTCTCCATTGGCTTCTGCATTTTTCATATATGCAGCAGCATCTCTAGGTTTTACTTTATCAAATGCATAAGTCTTAACACGAGATAGAAGAACTGTTGGATTTATAATTTTTACTTCATCTCCATATGGTATTTTATCTATTTGAGAATATCCCTTTTGATTGAAAACATCTATAGTTGATTTTGGTATTTCTTTATCTATATCAGAGTCTATATTTTTAATATTAGGCTCTCTATACATAAATCTAAATGGATCATTAAGACCTAATGCAGATCTTTGTGAAATTGGAGTTTCTTTTGCTATTTTATATTGTTCTGTAAAATTTTCTATAAAATCATCTTGATTTCCTTTAATATAAGCATTTCCTAATTCAGCAAATGTAGATGCATCATTTTTACTTTGCTCTATTAATGCCCTTGCATCTGAATCTGCTTTATCAGCTTTTTTCTTTATTTCATTATATTGCTCTCTCTTTAAGTTTGGGTTTCTTGATAATTGTCTTCTATATCCTGCCCATTCATCTATTTTATCTCTTATCTCATTTTTATCAGCAGCTAATACCCCTGTATTTAATTTTTTTAAATCATTAAATTCTGTATAATATTCTTTTTCTAATAGTTTTGATCTATTATATAAAATTGCTTCTGACTTTTTTATTGCATTATTCAGTTCATTGTAAAAACCACTTAAATCTACAGGAGCATAGGCTCTTTGTATTAAACTTTCAGATATTCCTAATGGCATAATATTATTTTATATTTTAATCAGAAAAATTAACCTAAAGCAGATCCAACAGTAAAAGATTTAGCAAGGTCGCCACCAGCAGAACCAAGCATAGCTAATCCTTGTGCTTTAGATGCTTTAGCTCCTGCAAGTTCACTTAATGCTTTTTGTGTTTTTAATGATTGTTTTTGTTGTCTACTTTGAAATTCTTTTCCATATTCACCTGTCATTCTACTTCTTGCAGCAGAAAGTTCTCTTTCAGCCCCTAATTTAAATCCAGCTTTTTTAACAGATAAATCTTGTAATGCTTTAGTAGCACCTGCTTGAATTCCACCAATAGATGCTAATCCACCTTTACGAGTTTTCGCAGATCCTAAGGATTGAGTAGTTAATTGACCTATATTCATTTTAGCTTCAGCCTCGCCAGGCATTGCTGCATTTTGTCTTGCTTTAGCTGCTTGTAAATTAGCAGTTTCTTCAGGTGATGCTTTATAAACTTCTGTAGCTTCTATCTGTTCATCAGCTTTTTTTGTTTTATCTTTTACTCCGCTAAATAAAGCTTGACCTAATCCTGTAAGCCCTTTTATTGATGCGCCAATTATTGCTCCTAGTGCCATAATATAAATTTTTAAAAGTTTCTAGGACTAATTTGATAGCCCATGTATAATCCTGACAAATATACTAAATTAGTTGCACTATTATTAAATTTCAGCTCTATCCATGTACCTTTTAGGTAGTCCCCTCCAATAATTCCTCCTAAACTTAAACTATCTCTCATTAAAGCTGCGTGCCTAAAACCTTCGTGTATCTCATAATCTGATGCTATTAGATTACTTGTTTGATTCAAAGAAGTATTTACATCTCCTATTGTTGCTGAATTCCAAGAATCATTAGCATCTATAGTAATATTATCAAATGTTTTCTTAATAGTGTTATTTTCATTAAAAACAAGCGTCATTGCACTACTAGTATAAGTGCCATAAAAAGTATTCTGTGTAGCTGAATCATGTACATATAATCCTCCATTTTTCCAACTAATCAATATGTTATTAGCAGAACTCATCCATTCTGGTTGATAGCTATAAAAAGAACTATATGCATTTTTCTTTTCAGAAAACCCTACAGTATATGGAGTTAATGTAACAGAACTCTTAGTTCCTGTTTGGAATATACTTATATATTCTTCTTCAAAGTTATCATAGACTCCTAAAATCTTAGCATATCCACCTTCTGAACGAGTATAATTGTCAAGATATTTGTTAGCAATACTTGGGAAGAAATATTGACCTTTATATAATTCACTTAACGCTGTATTTCCATCTCTTCCTAATCTAATATGATAACCATTTATTGGATCTACATAGTAATCTGCTGATGAAGAGGAAGTTAATGAACAGTATTGATTACCAATACCATATGCGCCTGCATAATAATTTATTGGGTTTAATATATTAGTAGAACCAATCAAGTTACTGCTACCATCTTGGTTAGTCATTTCTGTAGCATATACATTGACTACCCCTGTTCCTCTTGCTTGGAATATTCTTAATACTTTTTCTTTAAGCTTTAATCTTTGGATATCTCCTTTTTGCCTGTCATATTCTTCAAAATTCGTAAAATAGAATCTATTAATCAGATTTATTAAAGTTCCTTGCTGATAACTACCCCCATATCTTACCAAAGTAGGGTTGTATATTTCTTTTGCAAATGGATCTATTACAAATGGTCTACCATTTCCTACTACTTCAGAAGGGAACTTATCAGACACAGATTGGTCTACTATCCATTTATCATCTCTTTTCCTTGAATAAAAATCACCTCTAAAGAAATTATATATAGCAGGTAATGAAGCTGTTTGATCTTGCTCTTGTCCTTTATGGAATCTAGTTGATAATCCTGGATTTAATACAGGGTAAGTTTCTCCAAACTCAAAAAATGATAATAGTTCAGCATCTGTTGTTACAGCCGGTGTATATATTTCTATATAATATTTAGCAGTAGTTTGCCAACCAGACATAGTGGCTGAATCATATTGCAACTTTAAAAAGAATCCTGTTGTAGGGAATCCTGAAGATACAGGCTTATCAGTTATCACATCTAATATAGGATAATCAGAAACAGTACCAGCAGCAGCCCCACTTACACCAATAATTCTAACTCTATCTCCCTTATTAAAATCGTAAGTAGGATAACTATTTGTATTAGTTTGAAAACTAGTTATATCTAAATATCCATAAGTTCCACTTGCCTCTCTCCAACTTCCATCAGAAACTACTGTTTTAAGTGTATTTACTGTAAGATTATTTGTTCTTACAAAAGAAAAATATTTAGCCCATATTGGTGGTCTATTACTTATTGATACTTTTATTCTTGGTATTGTAAGCTCATCTGTACTTAAAACTGCACCACTTAACGTAGTGATTTCAGGTGTTAGTATTTTTAAACTATTAGGTGCTACTGCTGTACTACTAGTTGTCATTACACCATTAGTAACTCCAAATTCATCAAAATAAACTATACCAAAAGTATATCTTGAATTATGTTTATAAATTGCGCTAGAAACATCTGGTGGGGCAGAACTATTGGCATATGTTATATCATAAGTCCCTGAAACTATTGTAGTTAACAATCCTCCACTACCATCAATTCTTGTACTAAATAAATTTAATGAAGTACTTCCTGCTGAACTAGCAATTCCATAAGTTGCAAAAGTAGTATTACTATTTATCTGTGTATTAAAATTAGATATTAAAGTAGCTAAACTTGCTGATGCTGCTGTGTAAGTAAATGATGCTCCATAAGTTGGTGAAGGTTGTGAATCATCACGAATAAATATAGTCAAAACAACAACATCGCCAACAGCTGGGGTTCCAAAAAAATCAAATGCAAATCCTCCACTATATGTAGGTGGTGGGTCTCCTATTAATTGCTGTGTATTAACTGTAGTAATTGATAAAGGTGTATTGTTTGAGACATTATTTACCAAACTTAGTGCTACAGTAGCATTTATTGTAACTTCAGGATCATTACCTTCTGTAATGCCTCCATAAATTAATAAGTTACCATTAATTAATTCTTGAGCATTTGCTTTCTTTGGTACATAATCAAACAATAGAATGCTCTCAGCTTGATCTACATAATCATATGCACTATCGTTATAAAACTTATATGTATATGGAGAATTATCAGCTAAAGACAAAGCTGCTTTATCTAGTGTATCTATAAGAATTGTATTACCAAATGTATTAGTTAAACTTCTTCTTGCCCCTACTTCTATTTTAATACAATCTGCTGGCCCTGTATAAATAATAGCTTGTATTTCATTATTTTTTGTTGGGTCTATTTCAGTTGCTAGTGAATCAATATTAGCTGGTGTAAATAATTTACTCCATGGAGACCATGTAGATTTTGAATTATCTCTATAAACCCATCTATAATTTATTTCATATAAAGCATTCTTAAGGTTATTTATAAGTATGCTTGAATTATTTTTATAAGAACATAATGCAGGTATTAACGGCATTTGTTTGGCTACAGTAAGATACTGTGCAAGCCAATTTAATCCATTCCCATAAATACCTCCAGACTGAAAAGAACCAATAGCTTCTTTTACATTTAAAAATTGAGGTCTATTTAATCTATCTGTCCAATAAAGAACATCACCCTCATCAGCATCTTTATATAAAATATTTATAGATGGTATAGGGTATAATGGATTAAAATTAAATATGTCAGTAGTGCTGTTTCTAAAACTTACTAAAACAGGGCTGATTGTTTTTAAAATTGTATCATAATAGTATATACCGTTACGACCTGAACTATTATAGTTAAAGTAATATACTCTATTTTTTACATCATCAAATATAGCTCCTATACATTGATTGTTACCAGAAGGTAATGAGTTAGTTATCAATCTATTACCATTGATATTTTCAGCCATCATATTGCCGGCATTACCTCTGAACTTAATATTCATGGCATACTTATGATGTCTTGATGGTATTACATCATTAGCATCATCAAGGTTCATTATACCATTGAATACTTTTTGTTCTACCATATTTATCCTTTTACAGCCATACGTTGGCCTTCTCTAAAATATTGTTCAGCAGTTGCTAACCTAAATGGTTTAATACGTTTTCTAGCAAGTTTCTTTTGAGCATTGTATTCTCTCTGTCTCATAGTCTTTTCGCTGATATTTACCAATCTTGTGCTAGGCAATGATTGAATATCTTTCCATCTTAACCAAGCTATAAGAGCTTCCTGTGCTTTAAAATCAATGGTATAATCATCATCCATTACAGGACTGCTGATATATTCTAAAACTATTTGTGCTTGTCCAAAATTTGGATCAAAAATAATTATTCCATTTTGAGAATCTACTTTACATTCTCCTGACTGTATCAGCCCTGAACCTGCTCCAAAATAATGCTCATAATCTCCATCATTTAAAATACCATATGGATATTGTAAATAATCAACAGATACACCATTTTGAGATTGTATATCTCCAAGTCTATTATCATTTGTATCTCTATAGGTTGTTAATTGGTCATTTACTCTTAAAGTAGCTAATTCACCAGATGAATTAAAAATACCAATTCTAACCCAATCTAAAAAGTCATCAGGAATAGTAGCTGTTAAATTTGGATTAACATCAATAACGATTTGTTTTGGCAACCAAGTTACATCTAAACCTAAATCAGTTAAACCCCTAAACGCTAATGCCCATAATCTTCTAAACTCTTTAGACGTTTGTTTACTTTCATCAATGTACATATTGACAAGTTCAGAAAGTTTTATATATCTTGATATTTGATTATCCATATTAATTATTATTATCTGTCTTTACCATCTAAAACATCATCTGAAATAATTTGTTTTCTCTGAATTAATTTACCCAATACTGTTGTATATACAAAGTCAATAGCATCTGGTGGCACATTAATAGGCGCATCTAAATTGCTAGTTGTCATAGTTGTCATTCTAATATTCAACTTTGTAGTAGATGGTAAATTTGTTTTTGCAAATACAAACAATGTAGACCCCTCTATCCAATAAAATGCTGCAAGTGGTGGTGATGGCATAAATCTAAAAAAATCTACTTCATTTGGTGAAACATGGATAACAGGTTTACTTTGTCCTTTTACACCTACAAAAAAACAACTTTGGATACCGCTGCTATCAGCTAACCCTAAAGGTGGATGTGGTATGGTGGCTGAATAAAAGCCTGTATCTGCACTTTTAACCAATGAAGTAATTTGGAATGTAGAAATATAACCTTCAGGAACAGACATTATACCTGTAATAGCATAATTTTCATTGGTCTGTTTTGTAATAGCTGTAGCTACTGCATCATTAATAAACAATAATATCTCATTATCAGTAAGTACTGATGCATCTGATGGGTAATTATTATAGTAAGTTCTTCTTACCCTATCTATCATTTGTGATGTTGTAACTACCATTATTCTCCTGTTTGAATTACTTGTTGACCATATTGCGTAGGAGTAGCATCTTTCAATGAAACTCCAATTATCTTAGCAGCTCTTGCTATTAATTCATCATAATCATTTTCTAACCATATTGGCTGAATACTTCCTGTTGGATTATAAACAGGCCTTCCACTTCCATCTATTGTATAGTTCCATTTAACATCAGTTGGTGTTGTAAAATAAACTAATGAACAAGTAGTAAGTGTTGTTGGATAAACTCTTAAAGTGCTTTTTTCTTCTATATAAAATGCATTAGCCTCGTCTATTGGATCAATTGAATCTTGAATTCTTTCAGCAAATCTATTCTCTTCTATTCTATAAATTCTATAATTATTTGCAGTATAAATAGCACTTATTTTATTTAAATTACCAGGCTTTGTTAATATTCCTGAAGTTATAGCTACTGTGCTTTTTATTTGGAATGGCATTAATCTAGTAACCACATTATCGGTCATATTTAAACCAACTCTTGGTACTGGTCTTCCATATTGATATTGTTCAATTCTACCAACTAAAAAATCATAATAATTTCTTTGAGCAGTATTAAAAGCATACTCAAATTCTAATGGAGGTAAACTTCCTAGCTGATTCTTTCTAACAATAAATTTAAGTATATTATATACTTGGTCAACTGTCATTTCCTATTTTTTAAATTTTGAAGATGGTACGTTTATTATATCACCTATTTTTTTATCATTCCACAATGCATCATTTATATGTTGTTTTGCAGTTGTGTTACCATGTCTAGCTCTAAATGATTTTACTGTTTTCATTGACCTATTTTTAGGCCCTACTTTAACCCCTTTCTGCCCACCTTGAATAGTAACTTTTTTACCATTTACAGTAAAAACAGCTTTCCATGTTTTACCTTTAGCAGTTCCTCTTTGTATTTTTGCTTGTGGCATTCTATTCTTTTTACAAATATAACAAAAATCCCCCAATATGAATTGAGGGACTTTGTTACTATTATTTATACCACTAAACTTGAGTTTTTAATGTCTTACAAAAAGACTCTCCTTCTTCTGAGTAAGCATAGTCTGTAATGGCTTCTATAGCTTGTTTATCAACTGCAATATCAGTAATAAGCTGTTTGCTTAATGTCCAATGCAATTGACCTTTAACAAGCCCTGTAGTGATTACATTTTTAGCTAAAGCTTTTTCAATCATATACCTAATCTTTACTTTAGGATTAGTTGCATAAAGCAAGAAGTTTTCAGGATTTTCTAAAGCCTTAGCTTTATAGTCCTCTCTAATTACATCAATATCTCTTTCTTCTCCTGTAGCTCCATGTACAAAAGGAATGCCTAAAAACTTAGCGTGTGGAATCATATCTTCCTCAGAAGCAGTTCTAGCTACATCATAAGCCCTATCTTTTTTCTTTCCTAATTCTACAACATTATCATCGGTATTAACGAAATCTAACATTCTATATAGGTTATTTATAGTTTTCAGCTTATTTTTTTGGTTTTCACATTGGTTATTCAATTTCAAAAACTCAACTAGCTGTTTATTCCATGATGGAATTCTTAAATGACCATCTTCAAATATAATCTGATTAGTAGTTTTATTTAACATTGAATCAGGCAATGGCGCATTAGCCTCTTGCTCATCAACAAAAATTGTCTTTAACCCTTCAATATATCTAATTTGTCTAGGCTGATAATCTGGTTCTATATCAGTTCCAAAGTTATACAATACTGTGTCTGTGTTTGGAAGCATTACTCTTGGAGGAAAAATGCTAGAACCTTCATAGTATTTTGGATGTTCTGTGACTAACCTGAATACATAAGTTTCAGGCTCTTTTTTTACTTTTTTAACTGAACTTACTTTGCTCTTTGGAGTAAATTCTGTTACCGAAGTTGGATTACTTGTCAACTCGGATAGTGACTTTGCCATATTGTTATTTTTAGTTTAATAATAGAATTACAAATATATGTATAATCAAATAAAGTACCAATATAATTTAAATGCTAAATTGACATAAACAAAAACCCCCTCGTTTGAGGGGGCTTTGCTATAAAGAGTGTTAAATTAAACTCCTTTCATAATTGCGTACTGATTAGCAGCAAATACACGAACTCCAGGGAAACTCAACATACTGATGGTTTTTTGTGCATCTGTAGTTTTGTTTTGAGGAGCTAACATACCTGTTTCAGTAGTTAGGATTCTTTGACCGTTAACTTCTTGGAACACAATTTGGAAACTTGGGAACTGTTTACCAGTCTTAGCATCGCTATTGATTTTCTGAGGAATTAAGCAACCGTAGTTACGTTTCTCAGGAGTAGTAGATGGAGCAATATGGTATACTGCTTCAGGACTAAACATATTGTTTAAGAAGAAATGGAAAGTGTAACCATCAATCATGAATGAACTAAATCCGTAAGAAACCGCAGCTTCAGAATTTCCACCAACTGAACCATAAGAAATAGCACCGTTGTTGTATTTTCCAAATAATAAGTCGTTAAACTCTTGACGCTGATAGATATCTTGTAACCAATGGTATTCACCTGCACCACCATAGAAGTTCAAAGAACGAGTCAATGTGTGGATATCAGAGATAGCACCAGAACCTGCTGTGTACTGAATAGTAGTACCGTTTGCAGCAACACGAGGAAGAACACCAGTAGTTCCTACAGAACTTCCGTATGCACTAAGGTTGTCGATTGCAGTACCTTCAAAAACTTTGAACATCAAGTTATTCATATAACGCTTGTTCATATCATCCATTGCAAGATAGTAGTAGTAGTAGTTACCATTACCAAAATCAACTTCATTTTTCTCAATGCTAGCTCTATCTGTAATTGTGTAATCATCACGATGTTCAGTAGTAGTATTGAAGATTTTATCTAACAAAGGAGACATACCATCAAGACGACCTGACTGCTCACCTACGTTAACAGCACCTCTTAAAAGCAAGTATTCACCAGCTAAAAGGTTAGCAGAACCAGCAGATACTAAAGCAGTAGCAGCTTGTAATGGACGAATTGTTGCAGTATGCGCACTTGCAGTTGTTTTATTAACAGAAATGATCTGTCCTTCAAAACCTGAAGTCATTACACGAACAACCTCACCTACACGAATTGGAGACAAAGTTCCAGATGCGCTATAAGATTCAGCAGCTAAAGTAACTGTAACATCAGCACCAGCAGCAGGAGCAACTACAGCAGCAGTTGTTTTGATAGCTTGGTGAAGGCCACGCTTTTCGTAGTGATAAAATTGACGGTTGTCAGTTTTAGCTTCTACAACTGAATTACCAAGAGCCATTTGAACTAATGCATAGTTCTCAGCTCCGTATTTTCTAACTAAGCTCTTTTCAAAAGAACGGTCGAAAATGTTTAAATCGTTCAACAACGACCTGTTAGTCGCTGAGGTTGCGGCTGCTCCTTGAGCATAACCAGGGAAAGTATTTGCCATTTTTTATTTTTGTTTAAATTTTAATTAATTATTGTTGTCTTGTTAAATGTCCGCTAAATAATTTATCGAACATGCTTTTTTCTTCATCAGCATCAGATGGCCTATAAGTTGCTGATTGTTCTGTATCTACTGTAATGTTTTTACTTTTTTTCAGAACCTCAAGTCTAGTTTGGTTCACAGCTTGTGACACAACAGAACTGATTATCTTATTAAAGTTATCTGCTATATACAAATCTTTCAGAAGTTGGTCAGACTTATACTTTCCTTCTTGGTAGTATCTTTCTGCTAAATACCCTTCTAAATTTTCTGCCCCTTTATGATACTTTGTCAACTCCTGCGCAGGAATTTCAAATTTACCATTAACTGACATATTTGTTTTTTCATCCTTCCAACTAAATGGAAGAGAGCTAACATTATCTTTAAGTTCATTAAGAGAAGATAAAAACTTATCTCTCTCAGCTTGCAATTCAGAATCATCTTCAGTATTAACAGTTTCTTCAGCCTGATTGCTAGCCTCATATTTAGGAAATTTTATTTCTTCTGATACCTTACTAAAGTACTCTTTTGCTTCAGAAACATCTCCTTTAATACGATTATTTAATTTCTTTTGTTCTCTTCTTAATTTTGAATCATCGAATTCAAGCTCATCAAGTGAATACTTTTCATTATATTCATCCTCTATATCTTGTGAATCAAAATCAGGATTCTTTTGTTTTATATATGCTTTTAAAACATCTTCATCTGTCTTATCTTTTAAAGACTCTGAAAATGCTTTCTTTTGTAATATTTCTGTAACCTCAGCTATCTTTCCTTCAGCAAGCATATTATAAATAGCTCTTGAAGTTTCATTCTCAAACTCACCTAGTTTTTCTACTTCTTTCTCTTTATTTATATGCTCTTCTAGTTCTTCCCAAGACGAGTACTTTCCATTTGTCCTTGTCTTTATGAATTCACTTTCATCTAAAACTTCATCTTCTTCTAACTGTTGAGTTTCATCTTCAGTTATACTTAACTCTACTAAGTTGTCTGTTTCAATTGTTTCATGTGGAACATCAGCTTCAACTGTTGTTTCAACTACTGATTCAATTACTTCAGGAACTTCTTCCTTTTGTTCTACATTTAGACTATTTACATATTCTTGCAAAATGTCTGTAGATTCTGCTGGTGTTTCTGTGGTTTGCTTATTAGCGAACTCTTGAATAATGTCTTGAGATTCCATGTTATATTTTATTTTTGGGATTTACTTGTCCTAAAATTACACACAAACATACAAATATTCTTTAAATAAAAAAAAATTGTATTATTTTGGTTATTATATTTTTATTGCTCTTCTTGTATTTGCTCTTCTTGTTGCTGCTCTTCTTGTGCAATAGCTTCTTCTTCTGATACTGCCCCTTCTTCTTGCGCTTGCATCTGTTGTTGCTCTTGATTTATTTGTTCAGCTTGAATTTGCTGCTTCTGTAATTTCTCCTCAACAGCGGATCCAAGGATACCATCAACAATTTGTTTTAAATTATCCGGCAACTCTCTTCCACTACTAAAAGCAGAAGCATACATAGTTGAAGCAAATTTTAATAACTCAATATCTTTATCATTATCTCCTTTACTTTGATTTATAGCTATTTTACCCTGAGATTCTAAATTAAATAACTGGGCATCTTGTTCCATTTTTAACTGAGCAGATTGTTGCTGAATTTGAGCATTCATTTGAGAATTCATCTGAGCAGCTTCCATTGCTTCTTTTTTTGCCCTTTTCATTGATTTAGACAAATACAATTCAGCTAGCTTTATGTCATCTATATGTTTAATTTTAAATGCTTGCTCATATGTAATAGCCCCTGATTGTAATGCAATATTCATAGATTGTATTAACTCAGCTCTTTCTTTATCATCTGGCAATAATTTAACTTTAACATCAAATTCCATATCAATTAAAGTCATGTCATAACCCTTAAACTCTTTAAATTTAGATGCTTTAAATACAACTAAATCCCAAATCATCATAGAAATCTTTTGACAAGTTTGTTCCATTAAGATTGAGTAAGCGTCATATATATATTCAGTAGCATTATTAGAAGCTGTTATTGCATTTTGCATAACTCCTAATCCGGTCTTTACAGGAATACTAGAGGCATCTTTAAATTCAGATATCCCCATTTCTTCTCTAAGCCTTTCTAACTCAAAGTTATATTGTCCTATAAGGGTATTAAGCTGAGCTATATTAGCATTAGATGGAATAGCACTAATTGGCATTGCTTTTCTTTCACCATCATCTCCTGTTGAATCCCAATATACTCTACCTGTTTGGTCGTATACACGCATCAACTTAAGTGGATCAGTTGTATTACCAAGTCCTAAATCTACATCTCTTAACCCTGAAATATCTACTGCAAAACCATCAGGTCTCATGGTAGCTATTAATTGCTGCATTTTTAATCTAATAACAATCATCTGCCTAATCGGCCCCATTGCCTTCTCAATCATTGAAGGAACTAAGCTTCCATTTGCATTAGGACAAACTACAGAATAGTTAAAAAAAGCATCTACTCCGTTTTGATATGGTCTAATCATGTTTTCAGATATATCCCATTTCAATATAATATCAGTATCTACAACCCAAATACCGTTATAAATATTCATTCTTTTAGACTCAAGAACTTCTCCATTAATTTGTCCTCCAGGAGCAGCTACAGGTTTTCCTTGTTTTTGAACTACCAATAAGTTTCCAAATTGATTTTCTGTTTTAACAGCAAACTCTACGTCTGTGCTTTTTATCTCAAAGTCGAAAACCAACACAGAATAGTCGTCATATGGTCTAAGTTCTGTGTATTTATAAGAATCTCTCCAGTATAGATTCTCACTACGTTTAAGCTCTCTTGAAGCTTTTTGTGCAATTTTAAAAAGAGTCTCTTCATCTAAATTGTATTTTCTTCTTATTGCTGCTATTTTCATTGGATATACTTCCCCAATGTAAGAGATATCTTTACCATTATCAGACTCAAATACATTATATATCATATTCTCAGGCTTACACCTTCTTATTCTGATATTCTTATTTGCGTCAAAATGAAGTTTTGTTACGGCAAGATTGCAGTCTATAATATCTCTTAATAATTGTCTTTTAAGAACATTTGCATCATTATCTTCTAAAACTTTTTTAATCTTTTGTTCAAATAATATCTCTTCTGGAAGTCTATATTCAAGATCAAAATATAAAGCTAATTCTTCATCATCTTCAGGTATAAATTTCTGAGATTCAATTTTATCTCCAACTAAAGCTTCGAAATCCTCTATCTCTGCTTTATTATCCATTCTAAACTTAGCTTCTTGTTTTTCTATTTCTTTAGCATCTAAACTATTGTCGTCAACAGCTTTGACAGATGGCTCTTCTCTTCTAGACATAAATTGTCCAAGAAGTATCTCAACAAACTTAGGGGCTATTTTTATTGAAGTCCAGTCGATGTTAATATAAGATTGATTTCCTTCAATCCTCATTAAATCCATGAATTCTTTAGTACTATTTGTACCATAACTGAATTCTCTATTAGCTCTCCATTGGCGGTATCTTTTGCCATAAAAACCATCTGAGTTTCTGTCTGCGCTGCTGAAGATTCCTTTTGCAATTTTTAAACCATAGTCCTTTTTTCTCTTTTGGCTTGGTTTATCCATGTGCATCTGCAACAATTCATCCATTCTTGAAAAGTCCATATTACAATTATTTTAACAAATGTAACAATTTTTATTTAGATATGTTAGGTTTACCAGCTTCTAATGCTCCACCTTTTTTAGAACCTACCGTTGATGAGGCTGAAGTTTTATCATCTCCAATGAATGGCATAGGGTAGTTTTGGTAAAAAAATGCCGTCTTTTTCTTTTTTTTCTTTTTCATACACAAATTTAATTATCTTTGTTATATAAAAATAATTATTTATGGCTAACCTTATATCGTTAACAGTATATGAAATAGATGGATTAAGACTTGCTTCTTCTAAAGTAATAGCAATGTCTACTGCCAATATTATTGCTACAGCCTATGTTTCAACATCTGTTGGTATAGGATCTGCTCCTGCATTTGCAGCTTCTACAGTATATGGAGAAGGAGCAATAGTAAATTCTAATGGTTCTATATATCAAGTTATTGTAGGTGGAACTTCTGGTTTAATAGGAACTGCTCCATCAAACAAAATAGGAACATCTGTTTCAGGAACTGTTACATTTAACTATCTTAGTCAATTTGTTACACCTGCTACTACAAATGCAAATCCTGTATTAAATTCAACTATAAAAATTAATAATGGATCTGGAGTACCAACTGTTTATGGTGTTGTAGAAACTGTTGCTGCTATTGTTACTGCTGCTAACGCTTAATTACATTAAACTCCATTTACTTAAGTATTGTGTATATAGAGGGTCTATCTCTTTGCCTTCATTGTGCTGAAGTTGCATCCAATTAGATAGTATCCGTACCCTATATTCTTTATCTCTTGGTATTGATTTCATATTGGATTCCCAAAATGGTAACATCATTTTTCTATACCATACTCGTCTAGCTTCTTTTTGCTCATCCGAGAAGCAACTCTTTCTATTACTTTCTCCGTACCTAGTTACATTCTTTACATTCCTTATCTTCTTATTCTGCATGAAATAAGTTATACTTGACTTCATCAGTTTATGGATAGCGTCTATTTTCTGTTTGCCATCATCAGTTATATAATAGAAATTAGTATTACCTGATCTCTTTATATATCTTAATTCTTCAAGTGCTTTTGTGTCTTTTGGACTACAGGTAGCACCACCACCAATCTGCTTAAGATACTTTGTCATTATCTCAGGCTTTGCATAATCAGCATTATATAGATAACTAAGAATCAATAACCTTTTTAAGCTGATATCTTTTGTTGTAGCTAGATATATTTTATAGGAAGCATATACAGTAAACATAGTATTTTCTCTATTCCTTAACTGTTCATGTAGCTTCTTTATATACTTATCTCTTCTAGATATAGTCTTATGCAGTACAGATATATCTTCTTTAAATGGAACTATCATTTTTTGCCTCAAGGCTTCCATATCTATATTCATAGTTATGTCTATACCCTTGTGCTTTATAGTTCTACTTTTCATTCTTATTTGATTTAATTAGATGTTCTATTAATGGTATGCCCTTCTTTTCAGCTTCTTTAGCCTCTTGTTCATCCATTTTTAAATAGTTAACTCTCAACCAGTTAGTAGACTCTACCATATCTTTAAGAGAGGCTGTAAGTTTCTGAAACCTATCAAACCCCTTATCATCAGCAGTAATGTCTAATGTAAATGAGTTGAGTGATGCTGAAAGTTCGTTTATCTTTCTATTTAAAGAAAAGTATAAAGCAAACATACCATCTTGCTTATAAAGCATTAATTCTTTTTTTAAGTCTTCCATTATTTAAAATTTATTAATGTTATAGAAAATCCAGGATTAGACTTTCTTATAGCAACTCCAGCTTTTGAATAAAATGTACTTGTTAAAATTGATCTATGTCCATAATTTGGATTACCTATATCTATTATTAAATCCATTACTATATCTACAGCTTCAAAACTATTATATGAAATAACTTCAGAACAATTACAATCATTGTCTTTTCCTCTTTGAGTTGTTCTATTATGTCCTCTATGAGATGGATATTCTTCAGACCTTGTCATTGCACTTATGTATAATGAACTATCTGGGTATATTATTCCCATTGGATTTAACTTATTTAAAAAATCAACTAAAACTATATAATCTTTTGTATTTTTATAAGTACTATATCTTTTTGGATAATCCCATTCTATTCCTACTGTTTCTAAAAATAAACTTGGATATGCCCTTAAACAGTTTAAAACCCATATAACATCTTTTTCTCTTTGTGTCATATAGTTTACATTTTTTGCTGTATTTAAGTCATTAAATTTTTCTTTATCCCATACTGCATCCCATAGTGATAATGGATTTTGAGAATACGAGTTTACTGAAATTAATAGTGCGATTAATAGTTTGGTAAGTTTCATGGTTTTTTAGTTTAGTCCTATGTATAATGGTATTTTTATTTCTTTTCCTACGATATGCATATGTATTCCTCCTGATGCTATGCTATCGTATATTTCATCTATCTGTTCTTCAGTACATTTATTTTTTGGGTCTTTTATTATATAATACCCATATATATTTGAATACTTTGAATTTTCTAATGCTAATGTTAAAATGTCGTTATATGAACATCCAAATGAATAAAGATTACACTTACCATCAAAAAATAAAAACACTCCAGGTAATGTAAAATTTTCATACTTTAATTCAGATATATCTCTCATATCAACAATAGCACAATGCGGTATTGAAGAGTTAATTACTAGTATTTGGCATAGAGGTTTTACCATCTACCAAATATACTACACCTTGTTATAAACAGCAAGAATATCATCCTTCCATATTCTTATAGCTCTTTTTTCTGAACCTTTAAAGTTGTATACCATTTCGTAATCACTAAGCTTATAGCAGATAACATTATCTCCTACAGCAACGTCATCACAATCAGCGGGGGCTGCTAAGATTTTAAATTTAAGTTCTTCTTTTTTCCCTTCGTCAAATATGATAATTGATTTTTTAACTACATCCAATCTTTCAGCTATAAAGTTACCATATAGTGGAGTTAGGTCTCCTGTTTCTTTATCTATCTTTGCATATAACATATTATCAGCAAGTATAGGCATTATAACAGATTGCTCGCTGTAGTCTTTTTTTATTACAGTAGCTTCATTTACAAGCGTATTATGATGTACTATTAATAAGTCACCAACATCTACTTGTTCTACATCTTCTGCTTTATGTGTAACCTCGCAAACAACAGGATTAATTTCTCGGCTATTTTCACCATACTTCCTGCCAAGATAAAGTTCTATTGATGTACCATCAGCGCATTTAACTATATGGCTTTCTTTTTGGCTTAAAAAGGCTTTAACGATTATGTGTTTCTTTTTTGGTTTCATGTTTATTTTTTGATTTATCTGTATTTCTTTACTTTAATCTTAATCTTTTTTGGCTGACTTACAAATTGCTTTCCTTTAGCATTTCCTTCAGCTTTAGCTTTATTAGTTGCTGCTTTTTCAGAAGCACTTAATGCATTCCATGCTGCTGATGGTAAATATCTTTTTTTACCTTCCGAAGGTTTCCCATCTGAGGTTTTCCAATCCTCACTAGTCCATTTTTTTAAAGACTGTTGTGATTTTGCTAGTGCCATTATTTATACCCTCCACCTTTAGATTTATATTCTTTAGCAAGAAGTTGAGCTTTGCGTGCTGACCACTCTCCAGGATCCCCTCCCTTAGTACCTGCTTTTATTTTATTAAATAATGCTTTCCTTATTGTAGGTTTAGTATAATTGCCAGCTTCATTAACTCTACTTTTTGCTTTCATTATTTTTTAGTTGATTTGCCATCTTTACCATTTCTACTTCTATTTGCAGATTGGTCTTCTTTTACTAGGCTACCTGATTTAGTATGAGACATATCCTTGCTATCTTTATTCCCATAAGTACCTTCTTCTCTATTTCTCTTATTTAAGCGTACCCTATACTTCTTTCTTTCAGGAGTATCATGATACGCTTTATTATAAGAATCTTTCTTTTTACGAGCCTCTGGATTATCTTGGAAATATTTAGCTGATTCTGACTTGCCTGTCTTTGTTCCTGCTAAAGTATTTTTCATTATTTTATATCTTTCATTTCTTGTCTTACAACTCCTGTTTTTTCGTCTTTTACTAATCTTACAGCTTTATCTATTCCATCTTCTACAACTTTTGATTCTGGAGATTCTTTTTTCATTTCTCCTATTGGTTCATCAACTCTTACAGAACCTAATCTATATTTTGGTGCTTTAGCAGTTTCTTTTTTACTTCTATTTACTCTATGAATAACTTTATTTAAATTTTTACCTTGTTTATTTAAAATATCCCAAATATTAGCATCAACTTTATACTCTGGATTTTCTTTACCACTTTCATTTATTAAAAATTCTTTATTTGCTTCAATTTGACCTGGAGAAGTAAAACCTTTTTTATCTGCTATCTCAGCAAGTCTATTAATTAATCTTAAAGCTTTTTTGTTAGGAATATCACTTCCTTTGAATTCATTTTCTGTTAAAAAATAAGTAGCATCTTCAGGAGACATTTCTTCAAATGATTTTTTACTTTCATACTGCTCTGATTCTGTTTTTGGAACTAATGTTTTACTTTCCATTGTATAAACGTCTCGTAACCCACTTGACTTTTTTAATTCTTCTATTTCTTTTGCTGATGTCTTATCCATTCTTACATCACCAAATTTCATCTCCATTGGAGTTTTTTCTTCTTTTAAATCTTCAGCAATATATGGCTCTCTTGTTATAGTAGACTTACGTATAAGTATTTTCTTTTTAGGACCAGGTCCTTTTTGATCTTCCATTTTTTAAATTTTATATTTGTTTATAATTTCTTTTAATTCGTCAATACTCCATTTCTTAACTCTGTTACCAACTGCCTTAGCCTCTAATTCAGCAACTGCCTTCTCACCTATCCTATCTACTAGACCAATTCTATACATTGCTTGATTACCATGTAAGAATAAGTTACAGCCGGCACATTGCAAATTTACGTTCCATTCATCAAACCGCAATGCTGAAAATCCCTTTACTGTAAAATAATGTCCTGCCTGATTCCCTTCTTTACCACAACTAATACATCGAAGTCCTGAATCTCTACTACGAATATACGAATTAAATACCCTTTGTGTCTTTTCTAACATTTTAGGTAAAGACTCCTTAGTAGTTCTTTTAACGGTCTTAGTAGCTGTCTTAGTTGATTTCTTCGTCGCTTTCTTTTTCTTCCACATATATGTTTAGTTGGTTATCTTTATAATAGAACTCTTTTTTTCTTTCGTTTATATAATCTGTATTTCCTGTCTGTATAAACTTGGCCACCCCTTTTTGTATCTCACTAAAATGCTCATTGCAATAACCAAAGTTTATCTTCTTATGGCTGAATGAGTTTGTAGTGTGTCTATGACATATATAGCATATCATTGTATCATATTTAATATTAAGAATATAAGTTGTAAAGCTAAATAAAATAATCCAGTAACAACCATAAAAGGTATAAATACAGATACCGACAATACCATCAAGATAAACATTATGTCTTTCATTTATCTATATTTGAAGTTATTAATCTGCCATCTTCCGAATACTCTACACTCATTCTGATTTTCTTTACATCAGTCCATCTACCCTTACCAAACAGATTAGGATTTGCTATATACATACCTTTGTCCTTTCTCGCAAGTAGGCCGGCCTTAACCAGCTTAGTAATGTGTTGGTCTACAATGTTTGTTCCTAGAACCCTGTCACCCTCGATTAAATTAAATATATCTAAAGTTTCACATATAGCTTTCTTCTTGCCAATAGAAACCGAAATCTCATTACTGTAGTCCATTATCTTAACTAGCTCAAATAACACCAAGATAGCCTTGTGCTGAATCTTGTTTAACTTAGCCAAGTCATTTAAGTACAATTTAACAAATCCACCCTCCCCATCAGATCTCCTAAACACATCAGTCGTATGACTAATAGTTTCTATAATTTCTCCTGTAGACTTATCTACTATACTTGACTTTCTTACGTTCTCAAAATACTTTGTTGCCATGTAGCAAATTTACTAAATAATAAATGATATTACCAAACTTATTTTCAAAACACTTTATTCCCAGCAAAGCAACACTTTACTCCCAATAAAGCGTTCCTTTATCCCCAATAAAGGATTAGGTTATACATAGTACCGACCTAACTCACTAATAATCATATACTTAACCCTATTTTAATACTATTTCTCTCTTCTATTCTTTTAACTACACTATTTCTTACTAATTAATACATATACCATGTGACTAGCTGAACAAATACTTGGATGAGATATAATGGTTTTTGAGAGACCCCTCCCCCCACACACGCGGCCCCCCTGGGGTGGAAGATCATCCAGATCTACTCGTGTACCCAGTTTTATTTTGTTGTTGGTTCGTTTGTTACCTTGTTTAAATTTCATTAATTACTTGTAAGGACGATAAGTAAATTTTTAATTCCCTTTACTAATATTTTCTACCTTTCAACTTTTCTAATGCTTATATAATTTGATGGCTATAAACTTTTTAATTTATTATTTTGGCCTTGCAAATTTATTGCTGCTATGTTTATATATATTACTCAATTATTCATTGAATACGTTAATATGTTTTTAACAGATTTTTAACTACCCATTAACACTATTTTAACTTTTGGCTGTTTATGTTTGCAATGTGAAAATAATTACACTACAAAATAGCCTATTTCATAAAATTTTGTTAATGTATTTATTTTAACACTTTTTAACAAATAAGCAATATAATTTTACAATTAAATTAAAAAATCAACTTTAAACATTAAACAAAAAAACATGAAAACAATTAACGCAAAAAACACTGACAAAGTACAAGTAATTAACAATGAAGCCGCAAAATTACAAAGGTATGAAGCCGCTAAATTGAAAAAAGAAGCTATCAAAGAAACTACCGAAATTATTGTACCTGAAAATGTAAGCGGCAAAAAATTGTCAGAATTACAAAGTGCTAAAATTGGATTGAATAAAGCGTATAAAACTGAAATAGGTGGATTCAATTTTATTTTAAGTCAAATAAAAAAACATGGTCAACCGTTTATTACTTTATTGAATAGTAAGCACTTGTTAAATATTTCAATGGAAGATATCCAACTATTGAATAGCAAAGATTTGTCGGTATTCATGTCAGATAAAGAAAGAGAAAGACATAATAAAACTAACTTGTTTACAATGTGGCAAATAAGCACATTGATAGGTAGGTATTATATAAGCCTTAAGCCTACAAAAGTTAGTGCAAAATAAGGCTTAAAATAGGGTTAATGGCTTGAAAATAAAGCTATGTAAAGATTGAATCTTTGCCCTATTTCAAATTACTACAAAGGTAGTAATATTTAAAAAAATTAATATATGTTTGACTTACTCCAAAGGTAGGTTATATATTAAAAAAGTAGCATAACAATTTTGTAGCTACATGGCTTAAATAAAAAACAAATTTACTCCAAAGGTATTTTGTTTACTCCAAAGGTATTTAAGTTAACAAAAAAGTTCATTGAAATATCGTTTAACCTGTTAATATAGAATAGAACTATTGTATCAATACAATACTAGTAAACTATAGAGCAATAAATTAATACTATAAACACTTTTTAATATCTTTTTGTATTTGGGTAAAGTGTATAAACTAAATAAAGATAATAAGCCGGTACGAATAGGCAAAGTATATTCAAATTGAAATAATCATAAAAGACATACGCAATAGCGAAACTAAACAAAGGGATGTAGAGATACGTCCCTTCTTAGGCTGCTGAATACGTTCACTTGCATCTTTTCGTAGGGATGGCAGCCACTAATCAAACCTAAAAACAATGATTACTAAAGTTATGTCCGTAAGTCCATCAGGCAGGATAAGAAAAACAATACAAGGTAAAAAACTGGCATCAATGGATCATCGATTAACAGATATACTAAACGAACTAGGTATATCAAGAAAAGAATATGAGATGAAAGCCGAGTTTAGATTGTTAGACAGAAAAAAACTTAATCAATTTTTAAACTTAGCAAGATGATTGAAAAGAAAATCAAACTCTATGGGCTAACTATGTTTAGTCTATCACTAATCTATTTTATAACCTATATAATTTTAGTAAAATGAACGAGCAAACAAAAGTAATACTATGGTTTTTAGCTGCTTGTATTATAGCAGCAATGGGTAATTCACTATTCAATTAATAAATATGTACGGTAAAAAAAGAATAAAAATAGAAAAAGATGGCAATATTGTTTTGGCCGGTGACAAAAGTTATATACCTATAGGCAAATATTTCAGTATTGAAGATACAATTATAGGCAAAATATGTAAGGTAGAAAACTATTTCGATAGAAGACTAGACGAAAACAATTCAATAGGCTTTAAATTTAAAACCGTCTCCGAGCTGAGACAATTCGTAAACAAAATTTATTCAACTAAACTAAACACAAATGAAAAAGTACAAATTAGAAATTGAACAAGATGAAAGTCCGGAAAGTCCTAGATCCTGGGATAACTTAGGCACAATGGTATGCTTCCATAATAGATATAATCTAGGAGATAAGACAGACTATAGAAGTAAAGACTATCAAAGCTGGTATGAACTAAAGAAAGCTATTGAACAAAATGAAGGAGAAGTATATATACTACCATTAAACCTATACGACCACTCCGGCATAACAATGTCAACAAGTTCATTCGACTGTCGATGGGATAGTGGGCAAGTAGGCTTTATCTATGTATCAAAAGACAAAGTAATAAAAGAATATGGAAGAGACATGGAGGCTGAAGTTATTGAGAAATATTTAAATAGTGAGGTTGAAACATATGACCAGTACTTAACTGGAGATGTTTGGGGATATAGAGTATATGAAATAGAAACTTGTGACAAAGGACACGAACATGAGAATGAAGTTGATAGCTGTTGGGGATTCTTTGGCCATGATGAATGCGAGAAGGAAGGCAATGCAGTAATAAAATATCTAGAAAATAAAAAAGAAATAATTTTATAACCACTAAACTAAACAACATGAAAACATCTCAAGTACAAAGAATCGTTTATTCAATGATGATTGAAAACACAGGATCACACTTTTTAGATTCTGGTGGGGCTTATGGTAGATCATGGCAAAGAAATCAAAACAAAACAATAAAAGAATTTATCAATGAATTTGAAGAGCAATATACATTTGACGGAAGTTATATCAGTAGAACTGTCAGCGTATTCCATTACTTATGTGGGCTTGAAGTAGATGATCTATGCCTAAAATTCAATGCAAAAAATAAAAAAGAAAACAATTTTGATGCTGATGCTGATGTGTATGGAGTAGGTAAAAATACATGGGAATGGCTAAGCAAACAAGACGTAGAAATTCAATATACTTTCAATACTTACAATGGTGACTCTGATTTGTCTCAGATATTACAAGGATCAAGGCTAGAAATTAATGGCGATACTTATTATTTGATTCAAGTACATGGCGGATGCGATGCCAGGGGAGGATATACATATGCTAGACTATTTAAAACTGCATTTCACAGCGATGGCATACATGAATACTTAAGTGAGTACAAAGATAGCTACGAAATTATGGATGAACTAGAATACATTGAAGAGATGCCAGATGCCTATATAAAAGGTAAGGTATGGAAGTCAGAAGAAATAAAAAATATACTTGAATTAACAAACTAAACTAAACAATTAAAACTTAAAACTATGGGAAGATATTATTCAGGAGACATCCAAGGTAAATTTTGGTTCGGTGTTCAATCAAGCTGTGCAGCATCAAGATTTGGTGGTGCAGAATCAGAGCCGAGTTATATAAACTATTACTTCGATGAAGACCATTTGCAAGAAATAGAGAGTGAAATAAAGAAAATAGAAAACAGTATTGATGTAAAAAAGATAGACAATTTCTTTGAAGGTAAAAATGGCTATAATGATGAAGCTTTAAGTGAAGCAGGCATTACTAGAAAAGAATTAGAAGAATATGCTGATTTAATATTAGGAAGAAAAATATTTAATTGTGTAAAACAAAGTGGGGTATGCAGCTTTGATGCTGAATTATAAACAATCTAAACTAAACAATATGGAAAAAGAATTTATACCAGTAAATCAAGCTTTAAAACTTAAAAAGTTAGGCTATGATATCCCTTCAGTACATGAAGACAAGATACTATATCAGCAGGCCTTTAGATGGCTGAGAAGTAAGTATGGCCTCACCTATTCAATAGGAAGGCACAACCATTGTGTAATGCATGGAAGAGGTACAACTTTTTTAATAGAGAATGACTCATTTGAAGAGGCTGAACAAAACTGCCTTAAAAGATTAATAGAATTAACAAAACCTTAAGAAAGACTTTTATATTTTTACATTCTAAACCAAACAACATGAACTACAAACCAATTAAAAACTTGCTATCTAAGGGTAGCAGCAACAGTAAGACAGTAAAGAATGAATTAGAAACCTACATTCTATACTTAGCACCTGCCACATTAGTTGATGGTTTCAATCTTTGCCCTTTCAGTTCGGAAGGATGTAGGGTATCATGTCTCTACTCAGCTGGTAGAGGCCGGTTCAATAATGTTCAATCAGCTAGAGTAAATAGAAGTAAGTACTGGGCATATGACAGAGAGATGTTTTACTTTCAGTTAGCCCATGAGATATCTAGTATCCATGACAAAGCTATGAAGTACAATAGGAAGATAGCTATAAGGCTGAATGGTACATCTGACATTGACCATATAGATTTAATGAAAAGATATACCGGCATTGACTTCTTAGATTCATTCTATGATGATCTACTATTCTATGACTATACAAAGAATCCTAATCACATTAAAAAGTATCTGAATAGTAAGTATAGGATAACATTCTCTAGGTCTGAATGCAATGAAGAGAAGGTCTTAGAAATACTTTCACTAGGTGGTAATGTAGCTGCGGTTTTTAGTGGTGAACTACCTAGTACCTGGCATGGCAAAGAAGTAATTAATGGAGACCTTACTGACTTAAGATACTTCGACAAAGTAAATGTAGTAGTAGGGCTGAAGGCTAAGGGTAAAGCTAAGTATGACAAAACCGGATTCGTAATCTAAAAACTAAACTATATGACACTAGACATCAATGAAAAAATGTTATTGATTGGTTCAATCCATACTAGGATTGAGGCAGTAAGAAAGTTAATTGAAATCTTTAAAGATACAGAGCAAACGCTATTTGAACATTATACTGATGAAATAGAACAGTTAACCAAATTACAAAAAACAATAATAAATAACTTATCATGCTAACAATTAGTTTACTATCATCTTTTCCTTTGTTCATCATGCTTTGCGTTGATTTAACCAAACCTGCGTCCGGCTACGATGACCAGTTCAAAGATATTATTAACAATTAAAAACTAAATAAATGGAAAAAATTACAAGAAAGTATCTAGTAGAAACACTAGAAGTATTATTGACAGATGAATTTGATAGCAGCGAATTAGTTTACTTAACAGATGAAGAACTAATTTATCAAATCATTCATTGTGCTGAATATTACAAAAATGAATATAATAACTAAAAACTAAACTATGAAGTATTTAATCTTTAATCAAACAGACGGAATATATGCTAGTCCTATTGAGTTTACTACTAGAGAAGCAGCTATACGATATGCTGAAATTTTAAGAGACAAGTATAGATCACAAGGTTATTACTTAACTAGTGACAGACATAGGATACCACCAGAAGCAATAGATTATTCAATTAAAAAAATAAAAGATGACAAAGAAACATTTCACATGGGCAGCGGAGAGGATTATCCAATCGTGCCTTTTTAATGACATATCATATGAAGACATAGCTAAATGCCCTCTATACTGGGCATACAGAGATATGTTCGATGAGTTCGGTAAGAACTTTGATGTAGATGCATTTGACAATTATATTATTAACGAATTAAAAACACAACGCTATGGAAATCAATGAGATAGAACTAGCCTCTGAATTGGCTCACGAAAAATTACTCAGCCATTGGAATGATGCTGATGAAATGTATGAAGAGACAGATGAAGAAACTACATACACAGAAGAAGCGCAAGACATTTTTAATGACTACTATGACTATTATTTAACCTTAATTGAAAAAACAAAAAGATGAAAACAATACTAGAAAGTAAAACAGATTGGCTAGATGCTGAAGTAAAAGTAAGCTACACAGAAATGATTGAAGGGGTTATCAACAAGGATGAGGCTAGCATAAGAGTAGATAAGATTGAAGTTGTAATAGGGGAAGACTACCTAGATATAACAAACCAAGCAAAAGAAAGTTTTTACAAAATGTTAAAATAGTTTTGTACATTTACAAATTAATAAAGTATGTTTTAATGTTTAAGTTGCAATCATCGGAGGGGGTTTCTACCCCTTCCTCATTTTTTCCCTACACATTTTTAAACTAAAAAAAATAAA